TCTGGTTTCCAAGTCGTGTCTTTAAATAACTTTATTCCGCTATCTGTTTCAATCTCGTCTTGAAACTTCTTTTCAATTTGTACGAATATCCTGTTGAATACGGGTTGCATAATATAAAGTTAGACATAACTCTCTATAATAGAGAGAGGTTATGCACAGGAATATTAACAGCGACCTTGTCCCTGATACTTAGAAGTCTTCTTGTCTTTTGGACCAGAACTCTTCTTAGCTTTCCCGCACTTGCGTTTACCAAATGAAACCTTAAAGGCTTCTCCTTTTACTTTTGCCATAATGTATCGTTTTAAGGATACATCTCGCGTAGGCTATAAGCTCTTTGCTGCCTTCTTCAGGTTTGTTACAAAGACATTAAACTTCTTAATTTCTGCGGTATCGAGCTGGATGCTGTCAACCTTTACTGGTTCACCTTCTTCTGGGAGGAAGGCATAGATAACGAAGATGATCGCTTCTGTCCATAGACCTATAGTAAGGGCTAGATCTGCGTAGCGGTTGTGGGTGATCTTCATCCAAGCGCCAAGGATAACTATTGCTGCTCCTAGACTGGTGATTGCGTTGATGGTTTTTTTCATAGGGTTGGATTTATTTGTTTAAGCTATGCACTACCTGACGAAATAAAAAGTCTTTTGCTTTCTGTTCGTTTGGTAGAATTTCAAAAGGTACAATACAAGGATGCTGTTTCTTTTCGGCATCTTTGACAGGACCATAAACCCATCCATCTTCTATCTTTTGTTTCATCCAGCTATTGTGAGAGGAATCAGGACCTGCGTCAGGATTCTCAATATGGAATATAACGCCTAACACTGCAGATTCTTTCTGCCATTGTGGTGCTTCTTCCCAGCTAGTTTGACTATTGTCTCCAATAGCTTCACAATAAGCCTTGTTGATCTCGTGTGCAACTTGTGCGATTTGTTCTACTTTCATTGGTGTTGGTTGATAGGTTATCTGTTTTTAGTTGGAGTTCTGATCGCTGCGGATTGAGGCACCTCTTTCTTTTCAAGGTTGTTATAGTTCAAAACACTTGAACATGAGTTGCATTTAAACTTACTCTGTTTAATTTCGTCCTGCCAAGAGTACTCCTCTTGGACATGACCGCACTTGCACTTGTAAGTTCTCTTTCCGTAGCTGTTTCTCATATAATACAAATATACACCTATGCGTAGCCGTTAGGTTCAGAATGATATGTTAAGGGGATAGACTGTTAATAACTTATTGGAATTCTTAAAGAGCCATTACTTCATCTTTAATTTCCATTAATTCAAATCCTATTGCATTGGGTTTCAATAACCCTTGTGCATTCATTTGATTATACATTTTAATCATCTCATCTACTGCTATTAAGGCGCATTGTTTAGCATCTTCATTAGCTTCCTCATCATACATTAAATTCGCCCTTAGATACATTGCATATTTTCCAAACAATTCGTCTGCCTTTTCTTTCGGTGTCATATTCTTTCTGCGTGTTTCGTCATCAAAAAATCTAGATGGTGTTTTTTGTCGCCATATTCGACATGACATTCCCGGCACAGGGCCATAAGGTTCTCGATCTCGTCCTTACCTTTACCGCCACCCATTCCACGGGCCACGATATGGTGGATGTCAACAGCTCTCTTCCTGCACACCTCACACGGAATAAAGTCATCCGCGCCATAGCCAAAATGATCTAAGTAGATCTTGGTGTGCTTCCTCACTTATCAATAAAAAGATTAATACTAAAGAACAGTAGACCCAGCTGGGTTACATTCGTAAGTCTTGGTTCACACTGACCACAGTCACACTGTTGCCAGCCGTCCCAATTTGATACGCCAACCAAAAATAAATTTGGGAAGAAGTCAATCTGCAAAAGGACACCGGGGAAAAGGGGTAAATCTATAGACATGTGGTAAAATTATCTATGTATCTATTCTAGAGAGGGTAAAAGACACCCTGAATTATCAATACAATTGAATACATATATCTGCTCCTAGATTCAGAGCCTTCTGAACAAGGCTTCGCCTAAAAGCACTTGTATAAGAACAAGCACCCTTAAGCGAATATCTGCTCCCGAGTTCTTCACCCACGTCACGCAGCTCTAGTTACCTAGCAGGGAGTATGATCCCCGTCGCCCCTCATGTCAGCTTAAACATTCCAGTCCTCTGGATAAACATAGCTCGGCCTTTTTTAACTGGTAGCCATCCCATGAGGTAGAACCAGAATGCTAAATTACATCACCTATCTAATATAGGGTGCCAGTTATCCACAGCATGGGAATAACACAATATAATAGAGAGAAAGCAGTTTTATATTTACATCATGAACGCCACAATAGAATATATCGATCAGGAAGGAGCTATAATAGCTTCTGTGTATGGTTCAGTTGGCGAGTCGATATATCTGAACGAATCGGAACTAAGATGGATCTATGAGTCTCTGAGGGCCCATTACAGCGATTGTGAAAAGACGGGGAAAACTGGACGTGAAAATTAAAGGGGGATGTGTGGTCGAGGAGGGTGGGTTATACCATATTTCCGGTGGCCACCGACCCAAACGCGAACTCGAAAACGGCAACCGAGTGGGGGTCAAAAAGGCGATTTTGAATTCGAAAAAGGGCCTGCAAACTTACCCCGTGTTAGTTGCCTGACAATCGGAAAACCAATGCAGGCTTACGTTTCAGCCATGGGGGTGTGGGAGTGTGTCAGAAAATTGTGTCAGTCAGGATAGAAAAAGGAAACGAACTAGGGCCATTGCGGTATGGAATGTACGTACGTGTACGCGTAACCGCAGAATCCTAGTAACCCCCTTCCCCTTCCAACAATCCGTAAACCCTATCAATTACCATCCGTAAAACAACCCATAAATCAACCCGTAAAGGAACCATCCGATGAAGATAGAGAAGTACATATTCTGCCTGCCAAAAGCAATCCGGTTAGCATCCACCCGCACCGGTATATCTAGGCCATTGTACCCCACTGAACTCTTCCTCCTTTATGCCCTCAAGCGCCTACCTTCCCCGTGTACCCAATCACACCTCCAAAGGTTCTGCGCTAACGTCTATAATCCGCTTACCCTTACCACCATCCACAAAGGTCTTATGTACCTCTTGGAGCAGGAACTCATCGATCGAAAATTGAAGTCTTATTCTCTTTCCCCTCTTGGCAGAGAATACCTTTCACACATACGACAATATCTTATTAATGTCCGTCTCTAGTCTCTTATATACTATGAGAACTACTATACCCCCGAGCTGCCCACTTTTGGGCAATCAGGCCCGTTTTTAATCCTTTTCCTATTTCGTTTACCCAAGCACGTTAGTAAAAATGTGGATAACTTTTTATCTCTTACTCTCCCAAGGGTTTGAGCCTGCTAAATCTGTTTAGCAGAGGCCTAATTTAAAAATTTATTTGGAAGCGATTATCCATTGACGTTAGTTTTGTGTCTCAATTCGGGGATGAAGTTTCCCGATGCTCTTTGAAAGGTTGGTTACTGAATTCTGCAAAACGGCAGTGGGAGTAAAGGTGCGACTAGCTTCGGCGTAAAGTCTAAATGGAACCACATAACAAAAGCCCTCGGGCAAGCCCTACCACACCATAGGCAATGAACAGGATTCGCCTACCACCTTTCGGTTCTTTGAAATTATCGGCGCGAAAGTTTTACATGCGATGCTCTTCACCGGAGCTAACGATGGACATCGGCCCTGCCCCTTACACGGGAGCAACCCACAAACAAGCAACACCCCGCTAACCACGGCCTAGTCACTTGCTACCCATCTTACCCCTTACATGTAACACGAGTAACCCACCCATCGCCTTCAGGTCTGATTTATCGTCCTGATGTTTAGCGTAGTCTTGAGGCTAATGGGTTGGATGGTCTAGCGGTAATAACTCCCGCTACTGATGAGACGCAGAACGTCGAAACCATAATCATACATCATGAAAAACTTTATTTCAATCATCAAATTTTACTTATTAATCGCCTTGCTTAACCCATTCACCCTTGCCGGTTTAATTTCCGGCTGCCACGGGTTTACATTCTTTGGCTTTGTGGTATCTGCCCTTGCTTGTAGTGTCTTCTTCCTAGGTGGAGGAGTTAAAGCGTTCAAATAATTCCCCCGAGCTGCTCACAAGATTAACTGATGAGGGTTTAATACCCGAAACATCCTTCGGGATGTCTTAATCAAAAAACACCACCATGAAAGTTGAACTAAAAGAGAGAGAAGTATACGGAAAAGTGCTTCTGTACCCTAAAAACATTAACGCCTGCATTTTTGCTGATTTAATTGGCAAAAAGACATTCGACCAACTAGACCTCTTCCACATACAACAACTAGGATACGAGGTTGAAATCATTAAACTATAAAAGCACTAACATGTACGCAAAATTATCAATGGTGATTGCATCACACCTAAGCGATGCGCAGCACGACTTTGAATCAGGTAATGATAAGCACGGGCACTACCGCTTAAACTTCATCAAATTGCTAGTACTTCAAAACCAAAGTTTAGATAAAGAGGTCAATGAAGAGTATCTGTGGAAGGTATGGAAAGAGTGCGAAGTTGGGGCTCCAAAAGATTAACTGATGAGGATTCAATATCCGAAACCTGCTCCGGCAGGTCTTAATCAAAAAAATTTTACCATGGAAACCTTACAAATCAAAAAAATTACCGGCCTAACTGAACTTGAGAAAAAAGTATTAACTGCGCTAGTTGATGGCATGTATGCAGAATGGGGATTCAGCGATGTTGGAGCTACCGACCTTTCTGAATCTACCGGCATACCAAATAAGTCTATTCGCGGCGTAATTGGTTCGCTAGTTAAGAAGGGTCTAGTTTATGTGGATGACCGCACTGACATGTGTGACTACCGCAGCAATGACCCTGCATGGGAGCCCATCATATACCTGCAAAACGATGCCGAAGCATTGGTACCTAATTGGCAAGAGCAGATAGGCTTCAAATCTGTTATCGAAGATTAACTGATGAGACTTAATTAGTCGAAACGCCTTCGGGCGTCTTAATCAAAATCCAATCCCATGAATGTTATTTTAGTCTCTCGAGACGGCATACTAGATACGCCGGTACTCGTGAAGCAGAACACCACGGCAGAAGCCACCTTTGAATCCATTGTTCGCGACCTCCTAGGTGAAGACGCCGATGATATAAACTTCTTTTGCGATACTGCCATCGATAAGGTTAACAACTACCTCAAGCCTTCCGGTATCACCATCTCTTGGTTTGTCGATATTGACGTAAACAACTATAAAAACTAAATCATGAAAAGCACAACTACCGCTATCATCATTGTCATTGTCTTCTTGTTAATCACCCTAGCAGATAACATATGAGAAAAGTATATTTTTTCAGCTATCAACTAGCTGATGGGAACGAAATACTCTGCGCTATTAAGACTTGCATATATCCTGAACGGACCAAAATATGGAAGCGCCTCTTAACCCTTGTTATTAACAGAGAGGACGTAGTAAGTATTAAGTACTCCCTAGAATAGTTTACCCCCGAACTGCCCCCATACCGATGGCATCCGGTTCGTGACCGGAGGCAGTCCTAATCAAAATCCAAACCACATGAACTATCAACAAATCAAAGCCGCTCAGAAGGAGCAGGGCTACGACCAATGGCAACACATCATCAACACCGGCCATGCATGGAAGACGGAGGGCGCTATAGGACGCGAGGCAATGCACTTGCTAGAATCCGGCGCATGTATGCTTCCCAAGACTGCCTTCCAAGACTACTATGGCAACAGAATCCCATCACGTGACGACCTCAAGGCCGGAACTAAAGGGACCTTCCAAAACTCAGTAAACTATTACACTAACAATGCTTGGTAACAGGCGCAACTATTAACACTATGGAAAAAGTAACCTTCGAATTTCACCCCTACGTCCAAGACTCTTGGGATTGCATGATTTCAATTCACAGAGGGAACGAACTTGTTGTTCAGTACAAATTTCAGGCGCACATTATTGATGGGGATATTCAATTTGACCTTGACCCAGAATATGCTTACAACCCGCCTCAACGATACCTATCATTTATCACTTCAACCTTATTAAATCGATAACACTATGAAAAAGAATCTAACCGCAGAAATGCTATTAAACGAATTGCTTGATATGAAAGCAAAGCACTACGACCTGTCTAAAATTGAACTAAGCTATCGTTTCGACCCTGATAGTGACGTAGAACCAATCACCTATGTTGGTGAAGGTCTCTTCGATGCAGATACTAACAATGTTCTAGAAGAACTTGTATTTATGACCGATGCGTCTGAATACGAAGGAGAGGGAATATAACCTCCACCCAACCTACCGCCATGGGCGTGGGCTTCGATGCCGAGTAGGTTCTCATCAAAACTCAAACAACATGCAACAACAAGCATCAAAAACACGTAGCCACTTTGTACTATCTCTAGCTAAAAGTTTCTTAAGAGCCGGAGCATGTGTATGGCTTTACCTAGGCGACTATCAAGTAGCTGCCGGACTATTCTTAATCGCCGAAACCTTCGGTATTCTAGAAGAACTTTAAAAACTAAATCATGAGAAACAGAATCCACCCACCAATCTACTCTGTCAAGCCTAGTGGCCTAATCATCAAGCGCTGCAATAAACTGAGCGCATATGCAAGAAGGATGGAAGTATTGAAGGAACTCGGACTCGACGTAAAGGAATACGCCAAAGAGTGCAAGCTAAGGTCCTTATTCAGGATGCAGGCTGCAGGTCTTCTAGCATAATACCCCCGAGCTAGTAGGAATGACCGAAACCGGAGCGATACCGGTACTAGCTCCTCATTAAAACCTCAAACATGGATTACCCTTTAGAACTAAAAAAATATCTAGCTAGTAAGATGGCTAAGGTAGATGTTGAATGCATGGGAGTAGACTTCCAACAAGCATATGAATACCATTTAGCCAACGACCCATTTACCCTCCTTGAATATTGGGCCGAATACTTCGGAGCATTTGACGACATGGGCGAAAACTTATTCATGGAGCTAAGCCCTGAGTCTATAGCAAAAAATAAATAAGATAGTCCCCCGAACTGCGAGGTATGACCGAAGTAGGAGCGAAACCTACCGCAGTTGCTAATCAAAAACTCAAGAGCGAGAGTCCAAACGCACCAAACCTATGTCAACTACTACAACATCAACCTTACAGATGCACGTCTTCACATTAGACAACGCACTAAGCTACCTGAAAGAAAATTTACAAACAGACACAGACTTCAGCGGTGATAATGGCCCTGAGTTTCTAGATGATGACGCCGATGGATACGATTCAAATTTAGAGTACTACCTAGAAATGTTTTGGTCGAAGCACAAGCCGAAAGATGAAAAGACCCTGAATAATTTCTTCTTAAAGTTTTTTCAGTTCATGCAGAAGAGGGACCAATACTATTCAAACATTGAGTTCGACCTTAAGTTTATTGGCGACCAAATAGTTTTAGCAGTGATGATGGAATGTGATTGCTAGAACCCCTGAGCCGAGAGAGTGGATAAGGCAGAGCGATACTGCCCTCGGTTCCTAAATCCCAAACCTATGAGCCTACAAGACGCGGTAATCACCGCAGAAAAAAATGGTGGAGTCTCTTACAACCTTCACCATGGGTACATGAATCCTGAGACCGGATACATGGTATCCCTAGCAGGAAGAGAGAGGCAGTCGCCATCACTCACCTATCACAACGTCCTCGGTTTTGTAAACGACAACATTGAAGCATTCGAGCCCACAACCTTCTTAGGCCTATGGCAGGAAGAAGGGACGTGGATAATGGATGTGTCTTTATGCATCCCGACACTAGCGACTGCGCTGCGGGTTGCGGAATCAAATGGCCAACGTGCCATCTACGACAATGCTAACAAAAAATCTATATACCTAAACCCTAACCGCATGGAAGAGCTAATCGAACAAATCAAGCAGCATGACTTTTGGTACATGATGTCCGAAGACTCAAGAGTATTTGACCAAGGTAAAGAGACCCAGAAATCGATCGAAGAGGGGCTTAAAAATTACCCTAAAGAAGAGGTCCTGAATAATCTACCCGAACACCTTCACGAATTTATAAAATCTATCTATGGCGCATAAACTAACAGGCGTAGAGCTCTACAATAGCGAGCTCAAGCGCAAGACAAAAGTATACGACGTTGCAAACAAAAAACTAATCGCTGAATTCGAAAGCGTGTGGGCTGCCTCCAACTACACCGGAGTCAAATGTAGTTACATCACCCAGTGTATGAGTAAGAAGTACCGCTCACATACAAATCGCCTAGGCATAACAATCACCTTCAGATGATAACACTACTAATCGTTCCTATTGCACTTGCTATCCTTATTGGTAACAATGCACTTAGTCCTGAATCTAATTTAGACTAACCCCCGAACCGGAAACCTAACGAGGTTATGGTATTCGCTCTACCTCCGGTTCCTAAACCTACTTTATGAAAAAGTTTAATTGGACCTTCTTAATTGCATGGACAACTATCCTCACCATAACATACATGTTGTGGTCATTCATCTTTAAACTAATATCCTACATATGAAAAGTACATTTCAACAAGTGATGGATGCAATAAATAACGGCGAAAAATTCTCATGGAATTTTAACGGCCTTACTGCATTCAGAAACACCGACAGGTTAGTTCATGAAATACCTAACCCAACCGAGGCGTCCATTGGATGGATACTTCAAGAGTTCTGCGTTAAAGCATTATACGATGCTGATTTATTAATCTCCTTCGAGCCATCACCTGAAGGGTTAAAAATATATTACAAATGAGAACTACCTACCCAACAGAAACCCTATCATTCAACGATTGGATTATCTACATCCATAAAGAAAACATCCGTATTAGAATTCAAAAACTAAACCACTATGAACAAAATCTCGGCAGCAAAAAAAGTGTTTCACACTATCAACGAAGAATTGGACAAGGTACTATTGGGGGAAGAAAGTTCCCGCCGATTGGTTGTGCAGAAATTGAAATTGATTAATGAGGAACTATCCGATGCAGTAATTGACCTATTGAAAAAAAATGTAACCTATGAACAAGAGCGAAGTATTTAATGGCCTATGTGAGTATGCAGTTGAAGTTACCGGTATCGATATAAGGTACGCCAAAGGAAGACGTGAAGAGTATGTAAGGCTCAGGGCCGCTATCATGGTTATCCTTATGAACTACTACGGAGTCACCACTACATTGGCCGGACACTTTTTTAATCGCGACCACACCACGGCAGTACACCACAAAGCAAATCACCCATGGCGATATAAGTCCGACGATGAATACGCCTATCTGTATGATGAGTTGGTGAAGCACGTTTTACTATGTAAAAGAAATCAAGTAGACCTAGATGTACAAGAGGTACTCGAGTACATTAAATTAATTGGTTAGTGAATAATGCGGGTAGCTTAATGGTCACAATGGAAGTGACCCTTGAGGGAGGAAAGCGCTTAAATGAGATGTGGGTTCGATTCCCATCCCGCGTTCATAAATATAAAAGTTGGCGAGGTGAGATACCTTGATTACACCTGAGCAGGATGGTGGCCAATGGATGCTGCTAGTTATTAAGCCTATAGGATGAAATACCCTTGTACCGATGCCTTGCGGTTGGGTTAGACAAAGTTTTCTTGCGTTGCGGGTTCTATTAGGCGTTTTTTCATATCCCGTTAAAGAAAGCAAAGGGGCTTATGGTTGTGCCAGAACAACCAACATAGTCAGGTCGCTCAAATTTTGGGAGCACATGCATCATTGTGTGTTCAATACAAGTCTGCTTAGGCTTGTGCAGGTTCGAATCCTGTCCTGACTACAAACTTATGCACAGAGTTATTCATGTAAGTATTTATACTGAATGTAACGCTCTTGCATAAACGTAGATTTGTAAAAAACAACCTATGAACCAAACAACAAACCATTCGTCTGAAACGCTTAATATAACATGTGCTTATCCAAAAACTCAAACTGAATTTTCGTATGTAAGCGCTTCTCACCATAGTGTAATCGTTATAGTAAGCTCACTATATCAAAAGCTATCAGACAAAGAAAAGTTGGAAATGCTTTCTAAATTAAATGATTGGACTTACAATGAAGCACTTAAAATTTTTAACCAAACCCAATAATATATGGAACCACAAACCATCGAGCAACCATGCTCCCAAGAGCCTATCGCCTCAGTAGAGTATACTCCAACAAAGCAGGAGGCATTACGGCAGTATGAAATTAGAATAGAATTCCTATCAAGAGGATGTATTGTTCGTGTAGGCTGTAAGTCTATACCTTTTGAGAGTGTAGATGCAGCAATGAAATGCTTAAGCGAGTATGTAAAAGACCCTATCACCAAAGAAAAAGAGTGGGTGAAAATCTTAAATTAAAGATGTTAGTCAGGTGGCGGAATTGATAGACGCTAAGTTAAGTTTACACACGAGATGCGACCTCATTAAAAGCTATAACGATGAGTTTAAATTGGTTCAGAGAACCACCTCTTGCAGGTTCGAATCCTGCCCTGACTACAAAAAGTAGCGTATGAAATTAAATTCCAACATTCCTAGCTTTAAGGCGCTAGTAAAAAAATCCTACTTCACGAAGGACGCCAACGATAGTAACGAATACTACAACGTGTATGTCTTCGGCCTTCAGTCAGTATCCGGTAAGATAGTCACGTTCCATGTACTAACCGACTCCGGTATGCTAAGGAGCAGGGTGCCATTGTCTGAGATATATACCAAGGTACCAACGGGTGACATACCATTTAACTACAAGCAGCTATGGGATTGCTTTAGTGAGAATGTATCCGTAGTTGAGTATGACTTCCTTGCATTTCACAGAGCTCAAGTAGTACTGAGAGATGGCAGTAAAGTATGGGCCACGTATGTATTCACTATTGATTGGTTCAACAACCCATATAGTGATGAACCTTCCGACTATAAGTGCGGCCACGTGCTAGAATCGGATGATGGCTACTTGTTATGTATGCCGAACAACAGAATCTTTTGGAAGGATTCTAATTGGGTAACGAAAAGTTTACCGGAGGACCTGAAGCAGTTCAAGGTAGACACCGACCTTCCTTCTGTTGAAAACCAATCGGACCGATGGGTGGCAGAGGATACCAATTCATTTTATTACGACATAATACAAGAGCTATGAAAACCGCAATGCAAGAATTAATCTTTCACATAGCATATATGGAAAGAAGAAAGTATCAAGATGAGCAAACACAGATACTTGGAGGTATGAATGATTGTATTATGTATGATGCCATCGTTATTCAAAATAGAATCATTGAAGAATTAACTAAAGAGTATTCTGAATATCTTGAAAAAGAAAAGGAGCAGATAGTAAATGATTTTGAAAATGGTTACAAGGCCTGCGATTTAGATGAAGCATTGGAGATAAATAAAACAATGTTTAGCGGAGAAAGGTATTACGAACAAACCTATAAACAATACGGCTTAGATAATGAGGCTAGACAAATTTTAAATAACCTATAACCAAAAAAATAACTATGAACACTATGACCGTAATACTAGGATTAGGTACATTATTGGTTGGCTTTGTATTAGGATTTACTTTGCACTTTTTCATATCAAAAATGGAAGATGCAAAAACTTATACTAATGGTTTTAGAGATGGGATGCAAGCCGAGTTTAAAATAATTTATGAAATAATATTAAAATCAAATAACCAAAACAAATAACCAATGAAAAAAACAAAAATAACATTTCAATTCCTTACATATGACCAACGAAGAGCTAAAATTATTGCTAATCTAAATAGTATAAAAGTAGACCCTATTAAAAGCCAAGTAACAACAACAGGTGTATGGACTCCAAAAACTAATTAACCTATGAAACTATATACAGAAGAACAAGTAAGAAAAGCTATTAGAGTAGCAGGACAATTAGTATGGGAAGATGAAGAAATATTTGCTTCATTGCCATCAATAGAACTACCAAGTGATGAGGAGATAGAGAATAATGCTTATACAGATAGAATAGTAGATGATTGGAAGCATGAACAACAAATTGGGTTTGAAATAGGTGCTAAATGGATGAAAGAACAAATACTTAACCAAAAAAAATAACCTATGACACCACAAGAAAAAGCAACAGAATTAGTAGAAAAATTTAAGCCTTATGTAAATGGATATGTTGGTAGCTCAATGTTAACTAACACAGAATATCCAGAATCAATTTTAAGAAAGGCTAAAGAATGTGCAAGAATAGTAGCAAACGAGATGATTGACAGATTAACATGGCATACAGGTGCAAGTGATTTAGGCAATACAATTATTGCTGAAGATATTGAATATTGGTATGAAGTGTTACAATCAATCAAATATAACTAAACCCAATAACCTATGAAAATAGTAACAAACGAAAATGGACTATCTCTTGAAATAGTAAGAGACTATGTGCAAGCAGATGGGGAAGACTACTCACCAATGCTCGGAGGGGATGACTCAAATCCATCTTGGGAAGAGTATTTGGATGACTATAAAGAAGAGTTTAAGCCACATATTCTCCTACTGAAAAAATCGATCGAGGAAAATGGCCTTGTAGGATATACAGGGCAAGATGCCGATGACCTTTATTTTAAATTTTCAGATGGCAATGTTATGGGCTTTAGTTGGAGAGGATGGGGTGACCTAATGCAAGCCATTGTAAACAAGAATGAAGGCTATATGGCCTATTATATGTAACCTAAATCTACCCTATGTCAGACATCACCAAATGCAGCGGGCAAGGTTGCCCGTTTAAAGAAAGTTGCTACCGATTTACTGCTCCCGCAGGAGATTTACAATCCTACTTCGTAGACCCTCCATTGGATGGGGACAATTGCGATATGTATTGGGGTCCCAATGGGGAGTCCATATGGAACCAATTGAAAGACGTGGTGGGTGAATCATAATGTGCGTTATAATGCACATTGGGATGTGCTTTTATCCCTTATAATGCACATTAAGGGGTGCATCACAAATAGAAATATATTTCCAATTGTTTATTTTTTACCCGTAATTGGTAGTATAACTACCAACATTTAGAAATATACTTCCAATTTTGGCGCCATTCTGTTACGTGGTTTGGCGTATCTTACCCTTACTTTGTGACACGCAGAGTTGCTTTTGATTTACAAAAGCGCACTAGCACAACCCGTTTTCGACCCTGAAAATGCGTGTCAGAATTGTTATCAATATTGTTAATATTGTTTGCATTCATCAGTAAATCAACTATATTTATGGGGTCGATGAGTAATCCGGTATCATGCAGCAAGTTATTTTGCCTATGATTATCAATTAATTAACACCGTTTGTGTCAGAATTCCGTGTCAGTTTTGTGCGGAATTTGAGCAAAAGGCTTCATTAAAACGTAGTAAAATTAACTATTGCCAAAGATTCTGACACACATTTTTTCAGCCCCTCCTGATGTGTTTTCCAGAGGTTGTGCATAACCGGACTATCCCATCGACAAGTAAATATATCTTGTCACTTCAAAACTCAAAGCAATGACTATTTCGTTTTACCAACGCGGCGCCACCATCTACTGCCGTGTACACCATGGCACTGACATGGTCCGTATCTCTACCGGTATAAAGGTTCCCCCTTACATCAGGTTCGCCAAGGACAGATTCCTAGGAGACACTACCGAGGCCGCATCCCTTAACGCAGATTTGCATAGGCAAAAGGCTGTCATTAACGAGCTATACGCAGCCAATAGAGGTAACCTATACAAGGTCAAGGAGGCTTACTCTACCCCCGAGCTCGTGGTCGATTATGAAGAGGAGAACTACGATTTAGTGAACCTCTGCGAGAGGTATATGTCAAGCATCATGTCCGGCGAGATTAAGACCCGTCAGAAGAAGAAGTTCAGGGTGTCATCCATAAAGGGGTACCAATTCCCCGTTAACGTCCTTACCCAATTCTCCCTTATCCATGGGAGTATTGACCTTAGTGAGTTCGTATTGGACAACAAGAGCCTCAAGGAAAAGCAGGTCATCACCGATAGGTTCATGGCATACTTCGACAAGTTTATGGACTATATGATTGACTGCGAACTTCAGATTAACACAAGGCGCGAGTGTGTGAATGTTATCTGCATTGTCATCAACTACTTCAGGGATAAGCTATTCTTAAACGTACCCAAGATTCAAAGGTTGGGCGTTCAGGATAGTCCTATCGTCATCTTGCAACCTGAATTCCTTAAGAAGTTCGTGATGGATGAGCATCGTTTATACAAAGGTTTCTCCCCCGAGCATAGGTACATGTGGGAGATGATTGCCACCATGTTGGTGACCTCTTTCAGAATATCCGACGCAGTGTTGCTGACCAAAAATGATTTCATTATAAAAAACGAGGAGGTGTTCTTGGTAAAAGAGAATCAGAAAACCGGAGAGGATACCGAAATGCCCCTGCCGAAGGTCCTCACAGACGTCTATATGGAAAACCTAGCTAGACACCGGTCGATCTACACGCCTATTGGCCCCAAGGATAAGCTCGGGTACTTTAGAAAGAAGATGAGAGAGTTCCTCGCCATGTATCCAGAGATGCATGAGATGGTCACCGTGAAGAAGGCTGACATTCGTGGTAACAAGATCCCTATCACGAAGCGTATGTACGAATGGGTACACCCGCATATGCTACGGAAGACGGCGATCACTACTATGTTGATCAACAATGTTAGTCCTGACCACGTGAAGTTTGCTTCTGGTCACCGGCCCAACTCGAACGCCTTTAATAGGTACGTTGGTTTTGTAGACCGGCATTACAAGAGTCAGATCAACGACTACCAGAAGAAAATGTTTAGTTAATTAATAAGGCCCCCGATCTGGGGGCTTTTAAATTCCCACCCTATGATATATGTAAACGGAGAAATTAAATTTAGTCAGGACATATCGCCACTGGCAGAATACGATGATGAGAAGATGGAAGAGTTTATGCGAGAGTTTCAGGGGTTCATGGACCTGTACGCCATCACCCGCATCGATCTCTCTATCGATCCATATAAGTATATGCAACACAAAAAAGAAATGAGATGATAATTAAAGTAATGTACGACGACGACGTTGTTATCTTTCACGAGGGCAAAAGACTTGGCGCCATTGACTATGATACCTTTTGTCTGCAAGTATTATCGCCACGTCAATTTAGGCGTCTAGAAAAAGATCCAGATGTTAGAGTATGGGATGTACGTAAATTAGAGCTGGTCAATGCGCTACTTAGTTAGTTTGTCGATTATCCTTTTTAGTCGATCGTTCTCCTCTCTTAGTTGTTTGAGCTCTGAATCCAAATTTCTTTTGTCTGTCTTCTCTCCATCAATTAGATAGTTATAATCAACGTTGAGTTTCTGTTTAAGTATTCTAAGAACAGAATAATTAGGGGTGTAAAGACCTTGTTCGATAGCTCCTATAGATCCACTGGCCAACCCTACTAATTTACCCATATCGGCCTGAGTTAATCTATGATCTAAACGAATTTCTCTAAATCTTTTGTTTATGTCTGAGTAGTCGGTCGGTTCCTTCTCTGTTGATTTCTTTAGACGCATGATGTAAATCTAATATATTTTTTATCATGTGCAAAACGTTGTCAATAACATTAACTCTCTTTTATAGAGTATTAGTATCTTTATTAGAGAATATATTTTATGAAAGTATCCTATGACTATTCCAAGGACATTATGCTGATCGATGGCGTGGAGTACCCGCTCCGTCCTTACAGAAAGTGGCTATTGGAATTCCATGAAAGCCTATGTACTGGGCACTTTATCAAGGCAATACGAACCTTGGATAAGGTAAAGTACACCTACGACTGGGACACCATCTACTTCAAAGCTGGCCAGTACGAATTCTTAAATCAATACTTAAAAACTATATGACCTACCTACAATCCCTCCTTGAAAACTTAAGGAAAGAAATCCCCTATCAATGGCGTGTCCAATCCCGTAACAAGGACAAGACTAAAGCCATCTGCTCTGCGTACATAGATGCGAGAGACGTAATGAATACTCTAGACAAGTACTGCGAATATGGTTGGCAGACTGATGTCAAGGAGTTAGCTGGTTTTATTTTCTACGGAATTGGGATTGAGATCCCAGAGTTTAATCCAGAAGGTAAACATACAGGATTTACTACCACCCTGTGGAGATGGGATACAGGCGCAAGGATCGAAGATAATGAGAAGGATAATATGTATGAGCAAGCTGGTAAATCAGCAGCCTCAGATGCCCTTAAAAGAGCTGCGGTTCAGTGGGGTGTTGGTCGTTTCCTTTATGACCTACCTACCGTTACTCTCCCTTGTGATCAATACGGCAATGTCGTAGATGAGAAGGGTGCCAGAGTATGGGATCTTACAGAACATATCAATAACAAAAAGACTAAGGTTAAGTCCCCCGAGCCGGCCAAGGCTCCTAAACCTGCAGAGTCATTCAGAGATGTAATACACGCTGTAGTTAAAGGTGCAATAGATGTTCCTACCCAAAAGGCTGCAGAGGTTACTAGCGATGAGAAGCCAGTGCTTACTCCAGAGAAGCTGGACGCCATGTTGAATTTTATCAAGGAAGGTAAGATCGAACAGGTAGAACAAGCAATGGAAAAGTATAAGCTAAATCTCGCTCAGAAGACTACGCTCAACGCCCTTATCAAACAATCCAAAAAGTAAATATGAAAGGATTAAAACTTACACCGACTTCGAAACTAACGGAGTCGGAATGGCAGCGCCTTCGCCAGACATTCACACTTAGAGGTATGGTTGGTGGATCAGATGCCGGAACCTTATTGGGTTGGAATAAATGGAAGTCTCCTATCTCTATGTACTATCAGGCCCTTGGCTTATCTCCTGTACCTAACCTAATGAATATCGAAATGGCGATGGGTAAGATGCAGGAAGACAACATCGCTGAATCATGGCAGTACTGGGATGGCGAAGAAGGATTCATTAAAAACATTGTCACCAAAAACAAGGTGCGCAAGTATAAAAAGATCAAAGCGATCATTGAGAATCCTAAGTACCCTACTCTGTTTGCTAACATCGATGGCCTTATCACTTTACACCCAGTTCGGGGGAAGAAAAAAGGTATCCTAGAAATCAAGAAGATTAACGGCATGACCGTAGATACTTACATCGGTGGCATACCTCCTCAGTATATCGCACAGGTACAGCACTACATGTTAGTGTGTGATCTTGAGTGGGCTGAGTTGTGTATGCGTGTGGATGGTAGACAACTACTTGTTGAAACCATTGACGCTGATTTTGAAATCCAATCTACGATCCTTAACGAAGCTAACAAGTTTAACGAGCGTGTTAACACAGCCCTTGAGGCCATCAAGTCTTCAGGTATAGATGATAAAGAAGAGTTGTATGGTATCGCTGCTCAGTTCGAGCCGGATGCAGATGACTCAGATGATTTCAACTACTTCATATCAGAGAAGCATAAGCTAAGAGAAACCGAGGTAACGATCCAAGGTACACAAGAACATCAGCTATGGGCGGAAGAGTATAAGACTATCGCCAACAGCATCAAGGACCTTGAGTCTGGTAAGCAGCTCCTTCAGAATAAATTAAAACAGGTAATGGAAAAAGAAGGCGCCAGTATTCTGGATCTGCCGGATGGTAAGATTACTTGGAGAAAACAATTCAACATTAAACTCAACAAATAAAACCTATGACAAAACTACGTGACCTAGAGAAAGCGATGAAGCCAAACTTCATCTGGAACAGAGACGGCTTAAAGCCAATGCAATTGAATGAAGAGTACGAAGGCAGTTTAGATCTGGCCCGTATGATCTTCGTTGGACTTGCAGACATGTACGGATTTGATTCCGTAGAGACCATGAACTACATCGATATGGAGTATGAGTCTCACAGGACGAAGCTCCAGCAGTTCAGAAGTAACTACAGAGAATCTCTCCGTAGAGTAGAGAACGAAACGATCTCCCTGATCGATGACCCCATCAAGAAGTTCTACTACAAAGTTCAGTTGTGTTTGAATTCTATTAAGTACAACTACCAAACCAATCCCTTCATTAAACTAGAATCTTGGATGACCTATGAATAAAGCCACCTTTTACGGGAGAATAACTGAAGTCAGTGAGCCCCGAATCTTTGAAAAGAATGGCGATGAATACCAGTACAGAACTGTGGTATTCAATGTTGCCGATCCTGACAGCGGATACCATGCTGTCCCCGGAAATTTTATTGCCGCTAATGTTTGGGATGATAGAGAACTACCGGACCACGGAGTGTTATCTAGGTTCAGTGTTAGGTTAACGTCAGAGCGCAATCGCAAATCACCTGACGTGTACTTCCACAAAGTGAACCTGCAGAACGTAGAAGCACTCTGAATACTCACGCAAAATTTTAAACTATATAAAAAACTCGACGAATGGACACTACAATCACTCAGTCTACCCGTGAAATACTAAGAAGTTTCTCTTCCAAAAAGGACTGCCTCACAGCTGTAGGCTTGGTTATAAACGAGCTTGAATGTCGTGTGGTATACTCTGAAAATGTCGATCAATTGCTTGTGCATTGGTATAAGACTAAGAAAGAAATAGAGAACTACGAAGACAGGGAACTCGCCCAGCAGGTAATGGATTACTTCAATGAGGTTAACAATACAGCTTACCGCAATCTTATCCAGATCCGAAGTGTGATCAAGCAAATACCAACTGTTACACTCGATCAATTCCAATCTGTGATAATGCATAAGCATGAGACTTGGGGCAGTGATCCAAAGATGAGACCCTATATCAGACCCGCTACATTATTCGGTAGCAAAAATAAATTCATAACCTATCTAGAGGACAGCACAAACTACTGGATTCAAAAACAAAAAACATATGGTGAATAACGATGTACGAAAAGAGATACACGCTCTCGAAGACAAGCGTGAAGTGATAGAAAAAAAGATGCAGTCCCTTTACGAAAGGCTTGATAAGATGAAGCACGACATCGCCAACCTAGATACAAAACTAAAACCCCTATACAAAAAACTTTACAAATGATAGATAAGCTCCGCGCATTGGGAATAGAAGTTAGGACTGGTTCGCGGGGAGATGTAAAGACTACATGCCCTAAGTGCAGCCCAACTAGAAAAAAGAAAAACGATCCGTGCCTATCTGTAAATGCAGACACTGGCGTATGGAATTGTCACAACTGCGGATGGCATGGTGTAGTAAAGACTCCGAAGAAGGAATATTCAAAACCACAAAGTGAGCTCAGGAATGTATCCGAACCAGTTATTAAATGGTTTGCAGCTCGGGGAATATCCAATCAGACTTTACTACGATATAAGGTAACAGAGGGTTTGGAGTATATGCCTCAAGCTCAGGAACAACGAAACACAATTCAATTCAATTACTTCTATGAAAACGAACTGGTTAACATTAAGTTTAGGGATCGTGAGAAAAATTTTAAGCTGGTGTCTGGCGCTATGCTTTGTCCTTACGGCATCGATGTCGCTCGTGATAATAGTAGTGACGAATTGGTTATTGTTGAAGGCGAGATTGATGTCCTCTCGTTTTTCGAAGCGGGGATCAAGAACGCAGTCAGTGTTCCAAACGGAGCCAGCAAAGGAAACCAAAAGCTCGAGTGGTTGGAGGATCTCTACGGAGTCTTTGAAGGAAGAAGAATTCTACTAGCCACAGATACAGATGAACCCGGTGTCGCTCTTAAGAATGAGCTGGCAAGAAGGTTCGGTAAACAGAATTGTTTAGTTGTTTCATTCCCTCATGACTGCAAGGACGCCAACGATACCTTAGTTAAGTATGGTAAGGAGGCCCTGCTAGAATGCTACAGAGAAGCTACTCCGTTTCCAGTAGAAGGAGTAGAGGACGCATCATCTAAAGCTACAGATCTATTAGCCCTATACGATCAGGGGTACCCAGAAGGATATGCGTTAGACTGGGACATGGATGCAGATTTCAAATGGTATCCATCGCAGGTAACACTTATCACTGGTATACCCGGATCTGGTAAGACCACATGGCTAAAGAATGTACTCGTAAGACTAGCTTCCCTACACAACTGGAAGAGCCTGATATACTCAGCCGAGGAGGCCAACACAGAGTTTGCTCTTGCTGATTTGATTTCCATCATGACAGACAAGTCCTTCTTCTATTCGCCAACATCTAAGCGAGTTACTAAAGAAGAGGTCCAGCAGCTCACCCCATTCCTTACCGATCACTTTAAGTACTACAAGCTGATGGATAACGACCTCACTATCGAGGGTGTGTTAGCTAAGGCTGAAGAGATGGTTAAGCGCCATGGTATTAATGCCTTGGTGATTGATAACATGAGTACGATCGAGCGAGGTATGTCTAAGAACTCTGACAATAGACACCATACTATCGGCGAGATGATGGGAGACATTGTAAAGTTTGCCAGAAACTATGGCGTACATGTGTTCATTGTAGCGCATCCTAAAAAGATGGCTAAGATAAATGGTAAACACGAGCTGCCAACTGGTTACGATGTAGGGGATTCTTCTCACTACTACAACAAACCTGACAATGGATTAACCGTTCATCGAAACAGAGAAACTGGAATCACCGAGGTTCACAAGTGGAAGGTGAGGTTCAGGTACACAGGGCAGGAAGGTATCGACTACTTCAAGTTCAATATCCACACCAGCAAATTTACATCAACCCAAAACGTAAACGATGGCAGCGACAAAAAGAAGTTCAAAGGACAGCCGCTCTCTCAAGGAGACGTTGGACGATTTATCCAAGCAGGTTCTGTTTAAGCCTTACTACAAACCGCTTAATAGCGGTGGGCAGATACGGGACTACATGCTTGAAGAGAAAGGCGACGACTTGTTAAGACTTGCTACCGAAGATGAGATTGTTCCTTCAGTAGATAAGTTCTACATGCAAGATCCAATGAGATCTAACACGTTCTACCGCACTTCGTTTGATCCTTCGGTTGAGTGGGATTCTATAATGGAATTTATCAATGCAAAAAAACTCTATGTCAGAAATCAGAAACCAAATAACAACAGCACTGGCAAATCATCCGCTAATAGGGATACGGGGCCTGTGCAATCTAGTCTCTTTTGAGAAGGGTCCTATAATCAAAGAGATTATCCTTATGAAAAAGGAAGGCCTTATAGAAATGAAAGGTCGCTATTACAAACTCCGCCCCATGTACAAACAACTTGAGTTGTATAAAAATTAACCCCAATGAAAATACTACACATCAGCGACACGCACGGATTTCACAACCAGTTCCCTGAAGATCGATGGGAAGGTGTGGATGTAATAGTCCACAGCGGCGATTGTTCTAACTACTTTAACGTAATCCGGAACGAGCTTGAGGTTTTCAACTTTATGAATTGGTATGAACGTATACCTGTCAAGCACAAGATATACGTAGCAGGCAATCACGACACGTCTATTGAACGTAAGCGTGTAAAGAAGAAAGACTTCGAGGATCGTGGATTAATCTATCTGGAAAACGAAGAGGTAGTTATTGATGGCGTTAAGTTCTACGGATCTCCCATCACCCCAACCTTTGGCCAGTGGGCATTCATGAAAGCCAGAGATAAGACTCACGAAGTATGGAAGGCTATTCCTGACGATACAAATGTATTGATCGTGCATGGTCCTCCCAAAGGCATACGTGATCTGTCATTCAACAGACAAGGACAGCTTGAGTTTTGTGGGTGCAGGTCTTTATCTAAAAGGTGTTACGAATTAAAGGAGTCTCTTAGACTTGTTTGCTTCGGTCATATCCATGACATGGAAGATGTAAGTAATCAGGGAGTATCCACCTTCTCTAAAACACGTACGATCTTTTCTAATGCTACATGTGTAGACGATGGCAGGTTTGATCGTGGCCTTACGTCTTATGGAAACATATTCTATTTATTCTAATCCAATACCCTATGCCTAAGATTAACGCCAGAAAAAAGGGCCATGCATTTGAGCTACAGATACGAGACATCTTTAAAGAACTCGGTTGGGATAAAGCAGTAAGCTCCCGATCTGAGAGTAAGAACAAAGATGATCAAGGTATCGATCTATGTTTTACTGATCCATTCTCTGTGCAGTGCAAGGCTGTGGAAAACCTTGGATCTATTCACAAGGTGTTAGCAAGTATGCCTCAAGATTCAAATTATAATTTAGTTTTCCATAAACGCAATCGTCAAGGTACAATCGTGGCCATGACGCTGGAAGACTTCAGAGAGATTGTTGCAATGTTAAAGTCAAATAAGATCCTATGAAAATAAAACTCCACAGCGAAGTCGAACCGGAATATATTCTGGGTGCTGCAATCTCCTACTCGCCAATCGATAAAAGTATAACGCTGGCGATAGGAATATTTAAATACACATTTTCTATAACAATAAAAATAAACTCCAAATGAGTAACGAGAAAGTCTATGTAGGTCGTGTTGAGACCAAGGAAAACAAATTCGGTGACATCGAAACGCGCATCGGTTTGACAAGTGAAAACTTGCAAGTTCTTAACGATCACCTTAGTGAAAAAGGATGGGTTAACCTTATCCTTAAAACAACCAAAGAAGGCAAGCCTTACTTACAGGTTGATACTTGGAAGCCTGCAGGCGCAACTGTAGCCCAAGAAGATTTACCATTCTAATTAACAGGGGGACTAACCATCCCCCTTTTTAATCCCACCCTATGAAACAAGTACACTTAAATTTTGGAGAAGGCTTTTCTCATGACTTTAATATTGAGTTTGAAGAACACAAGAACGGAACATTCACTAGGCTAGTACGAACCACAAGCACACAGTGGACCAAAGAAGCTAGAGGCAAGCAGAGTGTTGGGATTGCAGACGATGGCAGCGGCTTGCATGTTGTACTCGAACGGGGCAAAGACTTTATCCTCGACTATGATGAGGCAGAAGAGTTATTTATTCTTCTTACGCAACAGAAGTTTACCCCATTTGAAATTAAAGAAACTAAAACAACACTAGCATGGCCTTGATCTCAATAGACTATGACGATACAATCGTCTACGCCGACTACCCAAACATCGGCACAATCAAACCCCACGCAAGAGAAGTCATAAACAATCTCTATAACGAAGGCCACTTTATAATCATCTGGACCTGCCGGTCTGGTGAGCACGAGAAGATGGCAGCTGAATACCTCAGATCTATTGGCGTGAAGTTCCATCACATCAACGAGAATCATCCTGAGAATATCGTCCAGTACGACAGCGACTCCCGTAAAATATTTGCTGACATCTATATCGATGACAAGCAGCTCGGGGGCTTACCTGAAAGCTGGATAGATATAGACACCCAATTAAGAGAACAATTAAAAAAGATAAAATGATTATAGGACTATCAGGCTATGCAAAATCTGGGAAGGATACGGTAGCTGAAATAATCAGAGAGATCCAGCCCGATAAATGGCAGATTAAAAAGTTCTCTGGGAAGTTAAAGACGATCGCATCGATCATGTTAGGTATACCAGAATACCTGTTTGAGAATCAGGATTTCAAATCTGAAATACTTGGCGAGGAATGGTGGAAGAACTATGGTGACTTCTATCACCAGACAACTGTTAGGGATTTCCTGCAGCTGTTAGGCACTGACGCTATCCGTAATGGATTGCATAGTAACGCATGGGTTAACGCACTTATGGCGGATTATAAGCCAACAAATGAACCTAAAATGGTGCTAGATAATGGCGTTAAGGTATATGACATAGATAGCCCAGACTTTAAGATGCCTAACTGGATTATCACTGACTGCCGATTTCCTAACGAAGCTGAGGCAATCAAGGACCGTGGTGGCATCATCATCAGGATAGATCGTCCGGGCGTAGAGCCAGTCAATGCACACCCATCAGAGATAGCTCTTGATAACTGGGACTTTGATTATAAGATCGCCAACGTATCAGATCTCCCTGCTTTAAAACAAACAGTTGAAGTACTCTTAAATAAAATCCCATGCTAGCAACAGAATCATTTAATGATAAACAAGTAGTAGGACCCAGCAATACAGTCCATGTGTTTGATGTCAATCGTCTTTATGAATTAGAGATTGTTGATTCCAAAGCTTATACAGAATGCGCTCCAGAGACAATCGTTGGTAGGTATCATATAGCTGGTCTGCACATGTTAAAGATCCTAAATAATAAATTTATCGGAGCTGAAGATGTAAAGCCTCAACTAAAGGAAGTATACGTAGCTCTCTCCCGAGCTGTCGAAGAAGGGGACTCATTAAAGATCGGTATCGTCCTCGGTCAAACACTAACTAAACTTGAACAAATTATCAATGGCAATTAAACTAACGGAAACCCAAACAGAATTACTTAACCTGCTATACGCTAACATCGTTAACGCTAACGACTACTGCGAAGCTTTGTTAGGCGATGATGAATTATTCAAGGGTGTGAAGGAGGAGTGCATAAGACCGTTACATGTAAAGGTGAAATGGGTTAAGCAGTCTTTGGCCCTTAAGGTACCAAGACATAAGACTCACGAAAGAGAGATAGCTTTTAAAGATACTCTTGTGTATGATGAGGTCGCCAGATTGATGAGCTATATGACACCAGAGAAAAGGCAACAGGTTGAAGACTTTGCTAAGTCTATATTGACATAATGTCCTAAAGAGATCGTCGGCATAGTTGTTGATTAATTTATACAACCAAACGATGAACCAAGAGAGAGCCCCCAGTTCGGGGGCTTTTTCTATTTAATCCTCCAGACTCTAATCAATTCGTTACTGGTCCTTCTCACCGTAAACTTTGCAGCATTATTTCTGCTTCTTACATATGATGCACAGGCAGAGCTTAGGTTAGATACTTTCTTTTTAATTTCCTTTGTGTTCACCTTGATCTCGAAAGATTCACCAACTTCCATTTCCGCAAATGGGTATCTTAGGTGTGGCCCTAGGGATCTATACGTACCAGAGATCGGTATGTTTCTTTGAATTCTAAATACCTCCCCAGTCTCAGTAGTTACGGCGCGGTGATGTGGTACTTCCTTTACGACAGGCATTCTTACAGTTTTAGATTTCTTAGCGGTCATATTCATACGTTATGTTTCCCCAAAAATATCTGTAATAGATATATAAACTCCATTACAATTTAATTTTCGGTTACAAAAACGTAACCACAATTTGAAGCATTGTTGCGATTTCTTCTATTCTTAAAGCTACCTTTTGCTTTATGTATAGGAGATTGTTAAATCGTGTAATTGTAGGCAAGTGGAAGATCTACATAATATTGATAGTATCTAAGAAGCCGATGAGGTTTAATAAGATCAAACAGCTTTGTCATCCCATTAGCTCTAACACTCTTACCAGATGTCTTAGACAACTAGCAGAAGATGGCATTGTTACTAAAAAAGAAAACACCCACACAACGTATTTTGTTACGCCGGTAGGTGCAAAGATTTCTAAATTACTATCACAGATCAATGACCTGCTTCAGTAATTAAGCTATCTATACTTAGCAGTCTTCTTGGCGATCTTGTCAGGTTGTTTTACAAACTGTTTACCAGACTTATCACCCTTAGATTTAGCAGCGTTAGTGGCCCTCTTTTCTGCTGCACTTAAAGAGCTCCATGCCTTCTTAGGTAGGTATCTCTTCTTGCCTTCAGATGGTTTACCATCAGAGGTAGTCCATTCTTGTTTGGTCCACTTAGCTAAACTATTACTAGAGGACTTGGCTCCTTTATATTTTCCTCCCTTCTTTTTGTAAGCAGCTACAGCCAACTGTGCTTTACGGGCTGACCACTCTCCGGGGTCACCACCCTTACCACCGGCCTTTACGCTAGCTACTACAGACTTCCAAAGTCCGGGGTTAGATTTTACTGCTGTACTCATATCTTTACGAATCCGTTTTGATCAACTTTATTTTCGCTATGTAGTTTTCTTAATTGAACTATACTGTATCCAAATGTTTTTTGGAAGTGAGGTTGATCTACGAATCTCCAATCACCACCCCATTCCCATCCGTATCTTTTAAACACGGCTACTGCTTCCATCCAATCTGATTTACCATCGCCATCGAAGTCGGTCTTCACGTCCCATGATGCTGCTTCAAATGTTCCGTTCTTGTCTTTGTCAACAAGCAAAACAATATCAATAGCTAGTCCGTAGTTGTGATACGACTGACCACCTTTAGCTTTGGTCACAATCTTTCCGGGCTTAGTTCTGCCCTGAGCAAATAGAGCGTCCTGCTCTGCAAAGGTTCTCAACGTAAACGAGAATCTGCATATCGCTCTTCCCTTTAACTCTTCACAAATTTCTTTGTAGATTTCTAGAGCTTCTTCCCTAAGCTTAGGGTGTAGTAAGGCGATTCTATCAAGCGTTATCTTGTCCATTCCTGAATAGCTTTAATACGTTAGTGATGATGGTGTCGGGACTGAACACGAGGCCCAGTCCGATACCGATTCCGATTGAAGCGTCTAGCCATGACTTATCAAAGAACACGCTAGCTCCTGCCGCTCCTATAATTATTAATCCGATAGTGGTTGTCTTCCAACCTTTGTAAACGTTTTTCATATTATTGATTTGGAAATTCAGATAATGCTTCTGCTCTTGCGTCTTCGATCACACCTGAGATGTAAGCCTTGAGCTCTTTTCTTCTTTGCTTCCTGTCAGGGATAGCGAGTATCTTGCTGATGTCTTTCCATTCTTCTTGGAGATACTGCTTAGTGATTTGACCTGAACGCTTAGTGTACTGGTAGTACTCATCGTCGGTCATGTCACGAGTTTCCTCGCTACTAGGATCGTCGCTCACATATAGAGGGCGAGTCTCAGGCTTACCGATGTAGATACCGTTCTCGTTAAGAGCTGCAAGCAACTCATCCTTACTAGGCTTACCTACTGTGATAGGTAATAACTTCTCTGAAGTAGATGGTGTAACTGGTTCACCGAATACATCTAGGATCGGATTTAATCCATCATTCAAATAAGGAATGTCTCTGTAGATTCTTTCAACACCCTTAGCCGCCTTAATCGGAGAGTCCATCGCTTCACGTGTGAACTTGATAGCCTGCTGAGTGAAGTTTGATACAGCCATTGTTTTAGCTTGATCAGAACCCCAGCTTATAATACGATCTCCAAGACTTGATGACTGGTTGTATTCTTGCTTAGGCTTGATCACCTCAACGAAGTCTTGAATACCTTTCATTACAGACTTGTCGTATAATGCTGTAACCATACCTGCTGCTGCGATTTTTGCCTCGTTAGTAGGCTGATCACTGCTATTGTACTTTCCGCTATCATGCATAGCTCCTACAGCAGCTAACACTGGAGCAACAGGCCAGTCCTTATAAGAGATGTATCTGCCGCTCTTAAGCTTGATAGAGTAAGGTCTCCATCCGCTCTTCATTAACTCGTAGTTTTTCTGAGGATCGCCGGAACCATTAGCTGTTACTTCGAATAGATCATCATCATCGTCACCAGTTAATCCGCTTAACATTATGAATGTTGATAAACCGATAGTAGCCTTGATGGCGAAGTCGGCTCTCTCATCTGCAGTAAGCTTTCTTCTAACGTTTCCTTTTAAGGAAGTATCAACAACTGTACTTCCAACGGCAGATTTTACATAACCCAATGGAGTGTAGTTTAAAGCATTCTCTGTAAGGTTAACAACGATACGAGTGAACGGTAAAAACATTCTAGATAGTTTAGTAGACTGCTGGAATGAAAGAGCTAATTTGTACACAGGTCTCATGAATCCTTCTGGCTCGTAGTTAAGAGTAACTCTCTTACCGAACTCATCAGCCTCCTTCTTAATGTCCTTGCTTCTACCTTCTTCTAAGATCTGACCAACCCTTCTTCTGTATCTTACAGTGCCCGGAAGGTATCCTTCTGACTTAGCCTTATCAGCTGCCTCAGCTTTTTTCTCAGAAGTCTTGTTTAGTATTTCGTCAACACGCTTCTTAATATCCATATCAGGATTAGCCTTACCTTCTTCCTTAGCGGTATTGTAAGCCATCACTCTTGAGATAGCTTCTGAGTTTGCTCTAGCAAATGCAGCATCCGTTGCAGCTAGTGCACGGCCCACATACTTTAATACCTTTGGACTTAATCCACCAGCCCAGTCTAATACCTTACCAGCTTTATCTCCAGCCACTTGCTTCCAAGAGAAGAACTCTAGGATGTTGCCCTGCTTGAACTTATCTCCGTCTTGAGCGGTTACACCTGTCTTTAAAATATCAGCAGCGTCATTTGCGCCCTGCTTAATTCCAGCTAAGAAACCTTGGATACCATTAATGAATGGCATTACGCTCTTGGTTTTGATTGCCTCACGAGTACCAACCACAGCACCTTCTGCGAAAGAGTTCCATAAGTTGGCAAAGAAGTTGGTAGACTGGGTAGTGATACCACTCAGGATGTGAGCGTACCATATAGCCTCCATAATATCTGTGGCAGCTACCGGAGTAATTGAGCTGATGTAGTTTCCTAAAGCATAAGTCGCCTCATCCTTTGGCAAACCTTCGTCAGCATTTCTTACCTCTTTAGCTAGGTCTGTGATAGTCTTGCGCTGCTCTTCTGTTAATGGCTTGCCGTTCTCGGATTCTACCTGATCCATGATCTTCTTAACATAGAACTGTAACATAGATGGCGAACCTTTAGAGTTCTCATAGAAGCGTCTGAATGCCTGTATAGCCTGACCAAGTTCTGTACCTAATGGCGCCACTTGGTTTACTAATTGGGCCTGCTTTTCACTTAACCTTTGAGCGGTTTCTTTATCACCCTTAATCTCCGCCATATTGATAGCGGTGTCGATCTTATCCATAACCGCACCACTCATCCAGATCCTAACACGGTTAGGTATATCTTGAGGCTGAGTAAGAAGATAGTCTAATGCATCTTCTGGGTTCTTTTCATCTATAAATGCTTGAGCCTCTTCAGCTGTTTGTTTATTGGAGACAACAAAGTATTTCTTTGCGTCATCGTTTATCTTAGCTATGGTATCAACTCCTCTGTCAGGGAAAGTTTTAGATAACCCCCGAGCTCTCTGGCCCTCTTCAAGGTCACCAACAATATCTTCCACTGATGGGTTAAGGGCTGGGTCATACTTAACATCTTCAATAAGATCCATGGCCTCATCTTTAGTCAACCCCTTTTCATCCATAATGATTTGAGCAACATCTTCGTCACTAAGTTTACCTAACATATTAGCTACACTCTTTCTGGTATCGGCATCGATATTGGCGCCACCTTTAGAAAGCTGTGCACCACCAACCTGATCTTTAAAGAAAGCCTTAACAGCTAAGTCGGTAGCGTTATCGATCATAGACTTATCGAAGTCTATACCCTTACCCCACTTATCCATAAGGTCTCTTATAACCTTTTGTACGTAGTTGATTAGGGTATTGATAATATCTCCAGATGTAGCCTGATTGTAGCCGTATACTGTGTCTCTAAACTCATTCTTATCCTTGGCCATAATACCGGCCATGTTATCTCTGAAATCTTTGTTCGTTAATAACTCAGCCATGAACTCATTAAAGTTCTGTAGGCCATAGTAAGCACCGCTTGCCTTTTCGCCAACGATGTCTGGATGTTTTGCCTTTAAGAACTTATAGATGTCTTCAAGAGCTTTGTACTCAGTGGTACCTTTGTTCTTGTTGATACTATCAAGAGTAACCCAGTGCATCATCTCGTGAGCAGTGGCAGAATACTGGTTGGCGTAGATGTCTGTAGCGATACCTATAACCGGCTTGTCAAGGAATGTTCTTGGACGAGAGTATAAACCTGCAACCATACCACCAGACTGGTTGAATATGTTTGCTGTTTGACCTAGGTTATACATCTCAACCTTGTCCGCCTTTGGCATCTTAGAGATCGCCTTGAATATAGGCTGGTATGGACCTTCAACTTCTGCTAGCTTTTCAGCTACAGTCTTTACATTCTCGCCAGTTAAATCTGTAATGCCGAACTTAGATAGAGGTACGTAGTTGCTTCCCTCAGCTAGGTTTATGTTCGGTAGGCTATTGAAATCCTTTAGATCTTCTACAGATAAACCTCCACCGATCTTAGCTTGAGCACGCTTTGCGTTAGGCTTAAACTTAGCAAGAGCAGGATTTGTTTCAACCTGATTTAGGGTTCCCGGCTTTACCTTGCTGTATACTTCTGGCTTTAAGGCCTCTGTAGTCTGAGCTCTTAATAGTTTCTTTCTTCCAATGTTCCATTCTGCTACAGTCATAGGATACCCCCGACCTGCCGCAGCTTTAGAAACCCAAGCAACCTGCTTGTTTGGATCGAACGCTTGTCCCGGATATTGTTTTTCAAACATCCTTCTTGCTGGCTCGATTAAGTTAAGTGGGTCCTGATTAAAAGGATAAACCTTCCCTTTAGGTACACGTACCACATAACCGTAATCGTTAGGAATGTTTCTTTCCAAAACGTCAGGTCTGGTGTAATACATTGAGATACCTACACCCGGACGCTCATCTCTACCAGTTGCTCTGGTATTGCTACCGAACTTATTAGGATCGATCTTCTTAATATTCTTATCGCTGTAGTGATAGAACAAGTAGTTGCCCTTATCATCTTCAGTCATTTGTTTTTGTGTAGTGGCAGGTAATTCTACCTTACCAACTTTTTGTTGAACAGGAGAAGCAACACCTTTTATACCTGAACCATACGGCGCCACTGTCTGTGACTGTTGTGTCTTAGATTTAAGCTCTGGGTATTTCGCCCTGAACTCAGGAGTCATAATATCGTAAGCGTTAATCTTCTTATCAGGCACACCTACTACAGTACCAAGAACATTGTTCTGGTAAGTAGAGTGATCTGACACTCCACCAAACCCTGTTGGTTTCAACACGAGCATGATGTCATTCATGTCGAAGTTGTTGTCCTTATAGAAACCGTCTCTTAAAGATTCGTAGTCAACAAATAATTTGTTGTCATCTAAGAACTTCTTAAGCTCAGTACCTTTCTTTTCTTTTTGATCATCAAGAGCAATCAAGAAATCTTTTCTCTTAGGACTCTCTAATAATTCTTCAAAAGAATTGAAGTCGTTAACGATCTTGTTAAGACCTGAGATCTTAGAGATGCTGTTAAGTTTTTCTTTGAACTTAGCGTAGTCATCTTTAAAGATCCCTTTCAACCTTTGAACAGTAATATCTGCAACACTCTTGTTAAACAGCTTGCTCTTTGAAGGAGAACCTGAAATGATAAATAAGTAGTCGCTTTTCTTGATGTTATCGTTAACAAACTTCTCACCCTTGCCTGTAGCCCAGATAATATTCTCTTTTCTATTCTTTGGATCAAGAGCGAATGAAGGACCAGCATCTAAGTAATGCTCGCCATCAATAACACTATCGTAATAATTACCACGACCTAATTGATCTGCTACCCAGAACCAAACCTTCTGGCCCTTTGCTTGAATCTCATCGATCAAAGATTTGATGTCGATCTTGTCTTCTGGTTTTACAAAAGACAGTGGATAGCTTTCTTTAAACCTTACTGGTTCTGCTTTCGGATCAGCAACCCTTAACTGAGTTGGCGTACCTACGTTCTCACCAATATTGTTTTTAAACTCGGTAACGTTCTCCTTACCTACTACTTCTGATATATCTGTACCAGTCTTAAGAGCGTTAGAAATTTCCTTAGCCTTCTTAATGAAGGTGGCTTTATCTGTGTCGCTAAGTAGTGGATCAAGGCCTAAGTATTTTGCAATCTCATTTACGAAATCGATTACGGCCTGCTTGAAACCTGTAGGAACCGAATCGAAATCAATAGTACCATCAGCCATCAAAGCAATAGATTCAACCATTGCTTCATCTACCTGTGTTTCTTTTCCTTCGTAGTTATTCTCTGACCAGTTAACAATAGCCTTAGCATTGTTATTAGTTTTCGCCAACTGAGCTAAACCATTAGCCATCTTGTCGTACAGATTTCTATCTGTATTTCTAATGATGTTCATCACAGGGTGAGAAGACTCGTGCCATGCAATGTTCCAGTCCTTAGAGTTTTTGATTGCAGCCAAGTTGATAGACACAGTTCCGTCTTCATCAACGAATACACCTTGAGTAGATTTATCCTGACCTGACTCACTAGCAAATGAATCTGCGTTATCGTAGATCTTAAATTTAACTCCCGAGCTGGCAAGTGTCTTAGCAGCTTGGTTTACATCAGCAATAACCTTCTTGTGGATAGGACTGCTAACAGTTACGTTAGGTAGATCTACTGGAGCATCTGCAGTTACTGTGAACTTAGGACTCTTATCAGTATAGTTATCCTCTATATTAGAGAACTCTTCTGGTAATAAACCAATCTTCTGCTCAGCAAACGGACGCTCTGTTGCGCTCATGAAACCTTCATCACCTTTCTTCTTGATAGATCCATCAGGATTTCTCATTTGCTTACCGAAGTTTACCCATGAGTTTTGACCACGTGTCTCAGTAGTCATTGCTCTTCTTGCGAGAGGAGTAAACATTCTTGCGTGAACGTCCCATGCATTCTCTTCACCTACGGCGCCAAAAGAATTACCTCTTTCTGTGTGGCCGAAGAAGTCATGCACACCACGGAACACATCGTTCATTAACAATGGTTTGCCGTTAATATCTTTAGCACCACTATCTCTCAATAGTGGGTTATCATTTCTTTGTTGATCTGTGATAGGATTCTGACCGAAGTCTTTTTCTGTAGAGAGAACGAATAGATGTTTGTTGTCACGCACATCTTTAATCATCTCCTCAGAGTTTTTATATGGCTCACCCTGACCCTCGTAGATTTCGAACTTAACACCAGCTTTAGTGATGGCGTCAAATTGATCTTTAGTTTCTTGGGCCATAGCCTCGTAAGCAGCTTTTACTTGTGGATCGTTAGGGTTATTCTCCATAGCGTCATAAGCATCTGCTATTGATTTAGATTTATTTTCATCAAGCTTTGTGATAGGCGCTCCTTCTGGAACATCGATACCCTTAGCTTGCTTGTATTCTGTAGCAATAACCTTAGTCTCAGGATTAGGTTCGTTAAACAATCTCTTGCCTGCTTTAACTGTAACCTCTGGTAGGTCGACAGCTTTAGCACTCCTGTCCTTATCTACTACTGCAAGTATCTGCTTTTCTAATTCCTTTATTTGATTCTCAGCTTCTGGTTTAAACGCAGGATCTAATTCCTTAGCTTGCTGAGTTAATGCATCCTTCTTTTTAATTAGTTCTAGTGTCTCAGCTTTTGCAGAATCAGAAAGATCTTCAGGAACTTTCTTAATATCTGTAGTTGTTTGGGCGATCTCTTGCTTGAGCTTCATACCCTGCTCCTTGGTTAGATTACCAGAAGCAACATTTAGATCTATATTGTTTGATACCTGTGCCGCATCACCCTTAGTAACTACAGTAACAACATCTTTCTTTGAAATATCTTTTCCTCTCTTCGCAGTCTCAACCATTGTACCGTAAGCTATCTCTACAGATCCCGGACCGGTTTCTCCGATCGCTTCCATAAGGATTGCGTTAGGGCTTGTGATTTTACCTTCAGAAACTAATTGACCAGCAGCCTCACCACCAGCACCAAGCCCTGCCTGTACAGCCATCTCTGCTGCACCTGCTAGCGCTTTCCCTGCAATTGTTTTGGCTGGCTTTGATAATACCTTACCAGCAATACCACCACTAATCATGTCAAACAATGCTACAGGGACACCCTTCTTCAAACCGTCTGACTTTAACTCATCCATTAACTTTTTATCAGCAAATGCATTCTTAAGATCTTCTGCGTTTGTTACATCAACGCCAAGTTCAGAGAGCCCTTCTATTATTTTACCAGAGTACTCTAGGTTTAATGAGGCCATACCTAATCCAGCTAAAGCACCAGTACTAGCACCAGCAGCAGTTCCAATTCCCGGAACAACACTACCAGCTACAGCACCTGTACCAGCACCGGCAGCCATACGTGATGCGCCATGAGAATATAATGCACTTAAACTTTCTAGTGATAGCTCTAAAAGAATTCCCAATGGATTCTTTTTAAATAATTCAAAGCTTGGGTTGTTGCTAAACTCTTCGTAAATCTTTGTACCCTTTGCGTCTTGCTGAAGCTTTTGCAATTCAGCTAAACGAGCTACATCTATACCAGAGTTTTCTGCAGTTACGTTTAATATGTCAGCAGTCTCACCAACCTTAGTTCCGCGATCAATAGCATTACTAATTAATTTCCCAAAGGCCCTAGTTGTGTAAGGATTTTCGTAATCAATTTGGCGTAACCTTTCTGAAGCAGCAGCCTTTTCTTCTTTGGCCTTGTTAAATAACTCAACAGCAGTTGCAATATCTTTATTTTGATTGATCATAGTTGCCGCAGCATCCTGATCAATATCAGCGCCAATCATATCAAGCTCTAACTTAACAGCTTCCTTTTCTGACTCGCTAGTCTTAGGGTCATTTAGTTTTTGAATAGCATCGGTATATTCACTTTGCTTACCATACGACAACGACTTAAGGCCGTTGAATTGACGGCCTGTTAAAACTCCTTTTAAATCGGAGTTCTCATATTCTTTAGTTAATTCTGGAGACTTAGAGTTGTATACACCAGCATAGGTGCTACTAATAAAAGAATCACGTGTTTGATTATTGGTCTGAAGATCTGAGTTCTTTGAGAAGAAGTCATACAGTAAGCCTGTTCTTTCAGTACCTTTATTTTGTTGGTTTAACTCATAAGCACTTCTGATTAACTCAGAAGCCTTTGGAGCAAACGTTGGATCTTTCTTTTTCTTATCTTCTATAAGCGAGTTAAGCGTTCCGGTACCGGCGCTAACCCTCTTATATCTTTCCTTCATCTCATCTGTTACAACGGGATCTATCTCCAATGGTAATGGAGATTGGTCCGATACAGATACAGATGCAGAAGCTTGAGATGATTGAGGCGTAGATGTCTTTGATGACTTTACCACAACTTCTGGCAAAGTCTCTCCATCCACCGCCATCTCTTTTTTTTTTACAGGAAAGAACTCTGGGAACTTGTCCTCAAACTCAACATCAGATTTATATTTACCGCTATCTATTGTAGCAGAGTAATCGAAGGCAGCAGATAAATTATCTTTACCTATTTGAGGAAATTGATTCAACAGTTCATCATCACTTATTTCAGGATTAGACTTAAGCGTTTCATGAAAATTTAATAGCGTTTGTTTTATATCCATTATTTTCCTTTTAATTATCTTGGGGTGCCTTTTTGTTCTTTCGGTTTAGGGTTATATCCTGTTCCGCTTGTTGCTGGAACTACTACATCGCGCCATGATTGGATGTCGTATGTTTTTAATGGTTCACCTGCTTTCTCTCTTACGAAGAACTGACGTGTACCAGAGTTGTACTGAACCTCTACTGGTCCATAAGTACCTCTTCTATTTTTGAATAATGGTAGGTTATTGAACTGTCCAGTTACATCGTACATCATATTCCCCTGACCAGTCTTTTTAGCGGAGCCTAGGAAGTTTGTATCAAGACTAATGATAGATGTGATACGGTCGTTAGGTGCAGCGTTCGTAGGATCTGTTGAGGTAGGTGTAGTGATTCTTGGTTGGAATATAATATCCTGCTTAGACTCTGACTCTACCTTGCCGATTTGATTAGCCACAGATTGTGTATGGAATGCCTTCTTGATGTTTTCTAGAATGGCGCCATTTGCTGGATCTAGAACTTTAGGCAAGCTGATAGTAGGAGGTAGTCCTGCCTTAGCAGCCATTGCCGCCTTACCTTTATCATCTGCAGTGTTGTAGTCGTTAATAAAGCCAACAGCTCTCGATGTAAGCATCCTGTTGATGCTTGGATCTGATACGTCGTCTTTATAAACCTCGTCTACTAGAAACCCGTTATTATCAGTATTTAATACGATCTCCTCGTTCTTATCATCGTACTTCTGGTACTTAGGAGAAAAAGTAATCTTATTCGTTTCAGAAGTTCTTTTTAATCCACGCTGTACCTTAAGACTTAAAGTCTCTGTAGACTTAGGGGCCTTAGTAATTTTTTCAGTAAGAGCATTATAGCCGGTACTAAGGTTAGCAAACTTTAATCCATCTGGACTATTAATAAGAGAGCCTAAGTAATCTTGACTGTCATCCAGTTCATCATTAGACTTAGGAACCCAGTTGCCTTTAGCGTCTTGTTTCTTGAATGCATTTCTAATAGCAACCTGTTTAGCTTCGCCAATATTATAACCCTTCCTCTCATCGTCAGTTAATGACTTCTCTCTCTCGTCAATATTCTTTAGGATGTTAGCATACTTAGCATCTCCTGCAGTAATATTCATTAATTGCTTTAGGGCGTTTTCTGCAACTTGTGCATCAGTACCACCTTTCATTCCGCCTTTAAGAACAGCAGTTGTATTAGTTAAAATGTCGTCAACCAAAGCGGCTCTAGTTTCTGCACGCAGCTTACTAGGATCGAACATCGAACTCAATAGTTCTTTGTTCTGTTGATATATTCTCTTTTGCTCCTCAGCTTCAATACGCATCTTCTCTCTTTCCCTTTCGGCATTGAGGGCATTACGACGATCAATGCTAGACGCCATATTCGTAAGAATCTGCGAAGCAGTGTTGTCAAACTGTATAGGATTTACTCTAGTTTCTTGTGCCATTTATTTATTTACCTTTAGCGCTGTTAGATAAATTAGCGGCAGACAGCAATGAGTTACCTACATTCTGCCATGCGCTAGTTCTTGTTTGACCAGCGGCACCTAGGAGGTTAGCTCTTGAGTTAAATGCGGTTTGTGCTCCTTCGTACATGGCTTGGTCTTCTTGTTGACCCGCTCTCTGTGCGTTATATAAATCCTGCAGCTTCTGAAGTCTCATCTGCTGATTCATTTCGTTAGCCTTAAAAGCATCTTGATTAGCTTGAGCTCCGTAAGCAGATACTAGAGATAGCATTTGACTAGGGTCAACTACATTCCTTTGAGCTGCCGCTACCATGTTAGCTTGATTAGCTGCAATCTGTCTGTTCTGAATACTAGCAAATGGATTAGCGTTAAGCTCGTTTTGAGCCTGAGCCAACATCTGTGCGGGTAGCTTAGAGCGCTCCCGAACTGGCACCTGACCAGCAAGTTGATCAAACTTCTTAGCAGTCTTACCGGCACTGATACCGCCAATGATATTGCCAATAGTTCCAGCGGCTGCCAAGCCTATTGATATAGGGTCCATAGTTATATGTATTTATAATTAAAATACCGTTGCTGTATAGGCATTACGGTATATGCAAAAATCGACTAGAATGGTTGGAGAGTCCTGTAAAACAGGGGGTGATTTATACTGTTTGACCCGTAGAAGAGTCGAAGTCTATGTCAACAAACTTGATTGATTTCAGTACTTGAGGTTGTGTGTAAACTACCATGGTTTTACAAAGCTCACCCCTAATAGTATCGCCAGTATATAACTTGTCATTGAAGTTACCTGCGGCATTTGGGGACAACCTGTCTCTGAATAATTCAGAATAGTTGACACCTTCTTTGTTAGAGAACTCCAAGCCTACAAGATCTGTACTTTGAACATAAGGGACCTCAGTTCTTACATGCACACGGTCCGGCACATCACCCTCAATGGCGATGGTCTTGTAAGACTTTACCGTATTGCCAGCCTCACTGTGAGTAAGAGCTATACATGTGTCACATAGCTGGCCATAGAATGTATTGTATGATCCATTGTGTATGTAGGGTTTGCCACCTTTAAAGGTTACTAACCTATTCCCAACCATGGTCATCCATTCAGGTCTGAAGCTGTACTGGGTGATCCACTTATCGATAAGAGGTTGGAACGCTATGGTCCCACCTTGGCCGTCATTAATATTATAGAATGATCTTAATAGCTCAGTCACCACTACATTACCTGTACCAGACGTAGACGTCTCCAACCTGATCGTATTGGTTCCGTTAGAAACAAAGTATCCAGTCCCGCCATTGTTAATGATCTTTATGTTAGAATAAAAAACATTTACTCCGGCTGGCGCGGTTACCTTGTAGACTTTATCTATCGTGGTTGATATTGTTATATTGGTTATGTATAGCATATTAGCAGCTTGTTCTGGCTATGACGTAGCCGTCGTTATCTAATTGTACAGAGTATACAGCGCCAGTACCGTTAAGGCTAATAGCCAACCATTTGTTGTTCTGGCCTGTGATAGGATACTGTAATCCTGTATCGTTGTAGAGTCTTGTTACTCCGCTTGGGTGACCCTCTGCAGCGTACACATATCTAGCTGTGTTATAGTTAGGGCATGATGCGGCAGATGAATCATAGTAGTTAGCCTGTGCACCATAACCGTAGTATTGTGCAGGAGGTTGAACTGTAACGGTTCCGCTTACTGCCACATTTGTAGAAGCACCACCACCAGCTACACCAACGTTTTCTGGACCCTTGGCACCAGCTGATCTGCCAGACTTTAATCTAACCCATACAGTATTGTTTGCAAGAGTTCCTGTTCCAGTGTATGGAAGAGTAACTACAGATCCACTAAACCCTTGAAGAGCGTTAGTAACTGAAACCTCAAAGTTTTGGGTGGCAGCTATTGCTATTGTTCCACCGCCTGCAGTAAGGTTAAATGCCTCAAGTGTAAACTGCTGTGCTATTGAAGGACCAAATCCTTCTACATAGTCTAGGCCAGTAATTACGCTAGGGGTAGCAACAATTCTAGGAGTTACGTTAACAGTTACATTACCGCTACAAACTACAGTGTCAGATAGTTCTGCATTCTGTGTTTGGCAGTTAATGACCTGAGAGTTATAGTTTCCAACAACTCTGCCTGACTTAAGCCTTACGTAGATCGTAGTTGAGATAGCCATGTTTGTTTCTGGTATTGAAACTGACTGAGAGAATGTGGTATTGTTTAATGACACTTCGTAATCGGTAGTGCCAGTAACAGTTGCGATCATACCCGGTCTTAGGTTAGTCCCAGTAAGAACAAATGTTTGAGATGTAGAAGGACCGAAGCCAACCTCATAGGTAAACCCTGTTAATGTTTCAGGGACAGCTACGAGTGTAGCCTGAGCCATTGTGTAAGAGTAAGTATTAGTACCCAACTCCATGTCTGTTAATATTTCGTTCTGAGGTATAACAGTCATCCTTGGCATGTTCATCAAGTACTCAGTATGGAACGGATCTACTCCACCAAGAACCCTTATAGGGAAATTATTATTCGCCAAGTTGTAAGTCTCTGGCGATTTAAAGTAGTTTAATATTTCTGCACCAAGAGTCCTGAAGTACTTCGTCATTTTTAAACGAGAGATCTCAGTTAAGCCTTGGCTATTATATCTAACCCAGCATCCTTTACTTGCATCAAAGAATAAAACCTCACCACTCCATTTGAAAACACTCTCTGGGTTAATGGTTCCGTAGCTACCTCTTAGGATATTTACTTGACCTATTACCCCCGAGCTCTTTGCAAGGAATGAAGAACCAGTAGCGTCGAATACTTGGGTTTCGCCAATGTATATAGATACGGTTTCTTGCTGACCAATTGCTAAAAGAACAGTTCCTTCAAACTGAACCTTAGATGTGTTTACTAATTTTTCAACTGCACCTATCTCTAATGGTAGTATAAATATATTTAGAGAGTCAAATGATACAAGACCATTATTACCTGCGTTATAAACATTACTAAATATACCACCTGTGTTTAATCTCTCTACTTTGCTAAGAGTCTCAACTGTAGCACGGCCAGTATTATCAGCCCATACAGTATAGATCTTGTCATTGTAGTTCATGGTCTCTACTAAGTACGTAGTGTTGTCAGGACGTGTTCTTAATTTCAACGTCACATCACCGGCAGTAGTAGAGAATAAATCTCCGTAAGTTCTTGTAGCAGTACCCGGATTTAGGATAGCTGTCTTATTGGCGATCTCGTAGAATATTTCATTGTTTGAAATTTCTTTCGGAGTATACACCTCAACAATCACCTCATCGTTAGATGTAAGTGGGTTGCTGATTAGAACGTATTCAACGATAATAAAATCTGAATAAACATCTAATACTCTAGACGTATACTTAACTAGGCCATTGTAAATGTTTACAAGGTCGCCCTGCTGGTAAGCATACCCCTGACCGAACAATGTCAAGTCAGACATCTTTATAGCTAGACCAAACACCTTTACGTTGGTTGTGTCTAAACCTAAAACATATTCACCAGCGTCGTTCTTTGATACGACCCTTAACTCTGATGATTTAAATTGCTGGAAGAATCCAGTTCTCTTATTCTTAGTTCTTACGATTGAGAAGTACTTAGCCCAATCTGGTATTTCGTTTATTGCGTTTGCGTTACTTAAAGTCCAGTTGATACCAATGGCGAACTGACTGTTAGTTTCTGTTCTGTCTGGAACAGTTATAGATGGACCACCAACTACACCACAAGCTCTTCCTGCATCATCATAGAATACTACGCCATACTTATAACTGGTGCCGCTTTTAAATACAGGCATACCGTTAGATCCGGCAGTATTAGATAATGATAATGTTAGTGAGGTTGTGATTGGAGAATCATATCCTAATAAGACGTCACCCATAAACAATCTATTCTTAGAAAGTTCAAGGGTGCCAGCTAATCTAGGGACACTGTCAAATGGCTTAGCAGCTGCAGCGTCATCTACATAGATACCTAAAGTATTACTGAAGAAACTAAATTCTAATGGGGTAGTACCTGCGTTATGTGCAGCAATGGCAGCAGCATCTTTGGTTGCATACCAAGTATGAACGATAGCTGTCTTACCACTTAGGCTATACTTAACAGCAGCTTCGATCTGATCAATATCTGATGGGATCTTTTGCTCTAGAGGTATGAAGAATTTTAGGTAACCAAGATTACCTGCTGTTTCAAATGTCTCAGAGTAAATACTGAATGTACTATACTCTTTATCTTTATAAACAAACCTGTATGTACCTTGGTATACATCGAAATTCAAATCATCAGAGCTATTGTAAAAACCAATAGTTAATGGATATACAGGCTGAGGTCTTATGATTGTAAGTGCGGACTGGGTAACCGGTACGGCATATACACCCTCTGTACCTGAGTAGGTAGGGTGGTTTGTTTTGATACCTCTCTCTAGATTAATTCTTCTTGGCTCGTTATAGTCGTCAGTCCAGAAAAGAATATTATCTATGTAGGTAATACTGTGGATGAATTTATTTCTTTGGAAGTTTAAACCTCCAGTTATATCTGAATTTTTAAATACAGTGTATATTAAATCTGTATCGAAGTCGTAGCAGTATATGCCATGTGTACCTGAAGAGTTCCAGTTAAACCACACGATCCTTCTGTTAGCGGTATCTTCGTATGCACCTATAGCTTCGTTTGTGCCAGACGGTAATACAAATGTGATTCTAGCGCCAGCATCATTAATAGTTTCAGTCTTTTCAACATTACCCTCAACGTTAGACACCTTGCCCACTTGACCTTTCTCACTGGTAGCAAAACGTATATTAAGACCACCAAGGTATTCCTTGGGATCTAAAAGGTATTCAGAGTCATCTGTATTGAGACCCCCTATTAAAAGCTTCTTGGTTATGGGCATAATTAGTTTTTAATGGTAGGACCATACCCGATTGCTAGAGATCTTCTTATATCGTTCACATCGATTGGGTTCAGTCTACCTTTCAATATTCTTAATTGGTTATAAAACTCATCCTTAGATTCCATACGATCGCCTTGTGTATATGCACGGCTATTCGCTTTCATCTTCCAAATGATATATGCTTCGATTGTAGCAGCGGCGTAAGGATGGATAGCATTAGATGCGCTGATAGTTAGACCATCAGTCAGGTAGTCCATGGTAATTTCTGTACCGGTATAGCTAACATCTAATTGAATTTCATTGCGCTCTCTGATGATCTGGAATGAATGTCGAAAAGAAGGCTGAGCATTGTAGAGTCTACCAGTGAGTTCGCCTTTATCATTAGCGTAATTTGTATACCAGAGTCCATCAAAATTGGCTGGTAAGTAATAGTTTTGAGACTCCACATCTGGGTAAGGTATTTTATTGCCTTGCGCGTCAAACTTATTCAGGCGGTTAAAAGATTCTTTCGGACCCCATGGATCAATATACTGGCCAAGCTCATTACCAACCCTGATATAATCAACGAAGTCGATAGGTAGGGTACAAGCCTTGTAGCTATTCACCGGTAGTCTTGCGCTCTTTACATTCTGCAATACGTCCATGTTCAGCTCACGAAGACACTGAACACCGTAGTGAAGGAAGTTTAAATAGAAGTGCATTGGATAGCCTCTGCTCATCAATGTGCCTCTAACAATATTATCTAAGGTATATAGCTTCATTAGTCGTTAGTTATTTTATCCGCTGGCGGAGTTTGTACAAGAATGTTATAAACAGTCTGAACGATCATCGCCTCCATATCTGAAGAGATAGGAAGAGTTTCGTAATCCGTTACAGTGTTAAGGTCAACGCCAACAAGTCTGATAAACACATTGTTTATACCTAGTCCCGGTAGGTTCTTAGTGAACACTACATCCTTACCAAATACTTCGTACCCGATAAGACCACTGAGTTCGCCAAGTAATACCTGTGGTTTTACGATACCATATAATCCTGATGGGATCGGTATGAATGGTTCGTCAATAGCATCTGTTCTAGAGATATGAAACACGCCCATATTCCTTGGTAGGTTTATTGGCATAGATGGAAGTACAGCTTTACTTACTCCTTTGTATACAGTTACAGGAACAGACTCATAAGTATAAATCATGCAGTTCGGGGGAATAGTATCACCATCCGCCATATTAACCTGAAAGAATTCTGTCTTCAGTAACTGATTAGCTACCTGCTCTATTAAAAGCTTGACATCATTTTTCTGCACACGAGCTTGAATCACAGGGTTACCTGCAATCAATCTTTGTATCTGTTCTGCTATTTTAAATTTAGTAGTCATTATTGCCCCTGTTGGTTTTTAATCTCAGCAAACTGAATCACTTCTTGAGATTGAAGATTCAATCCGTAATACGACAGCGCCTTAATAATTACATTGTTTATGTCAGCCTCATTCCACTCTAGCTGAGTAGAAGAACCAGAGTTGTAAGTGATCGTTCTGCCTGACTGAGTGTAGGCGAATACTGGAACAGCTGGTCTCTTAAAGTAGTACACACGACCCGGCTGTGGTTGCTCTGGGAATAACTGGATCTTCTTAGCTGCATTCATGATACAGATCGGATCTTCATAGCTCACAGGGATAACCTGACTTTCTAATCTCTCGATTAACTCCTCTTCGTTTAACACCTGTACTGGGTTAACTACGTTACGTCCTAATGACTGTATAAACTGGGTAGTATATAAAGCGATCAGGTGCATGTAGTCTGAAGGGAGGGTGATAACTCCACCGGGAGTGTCGTTGTTTGTGAACGTGTATGTCTTCTTGAAAGGAGACAATGCGTCGTCCATACGCTGGCTATCTCCATATCCGGGGACAGGAGCCTTAGCTTGACGTGTATTGTAAAGCTTAGGGTTAGCGTGGTATTCATTGAATAGCGCCATCTGAGCTCTATCTAAAACCTCATCAATCTCGGCATGGGTAATAAAACCTTGCTGAGCCTTGTTAAGGTAGAAGAGGATGACGTTATGTATATCTTGTATGTTCATTAGAACCTGTTATTAGGGATGTTAACTGTCTTGCCGATCTGTGATCCTTCTCTCCAATTCTTATCGTTGATATAAGCCTTTGGGCTTTTGTTCCCTGCGTGTCTGGCGAAGTAGCTCTTTACCTGTCCAGCAGACTTACCACCCTTGGTACCCCACTTGCCACGGTGCTTAGCCTCACCACCCTTAAGTGTGATCTCACGACCAGTCTTAGGATTGATGCCGGTAGCCTTCCATGCGTGCTTACCATCTTTTGCTGCTGATACTTTAAATAAAGACATTGACCAATTTGAATATTTGTTTGCGGAATACGATGACACCTGCGATGGCTATAATGCCCCAGAACTTTAGGGCAAGGTTGCGGTTCTCTTTCTTTAATTCGCGGTTTGCGATCTGCGAATCACTTAGCAGTTTGATGTAGGCTGAGATAGCTGTATCTCTCTTGGTTATGTCGCCCTTAAGAATATTCTCGTAGGCTTTATCTCGAATGTTATTTGTCTTAGTTATGGTACGGAGGATTTGCTTTTCCTTGCATTTATGCTGGTAGGTTAATACCCCCGAACTGATTCTAATCAAGGTTCCGTCTGGTAGGTTCTTTTCAAAATCACTACACGGAACTTGTATTTTATTCTCTATAATAGAGTCCTTATAAACAATAGAATCCTTAGTGGTCTCTATTGTTATAGTATCATTTACACATGCACCGCTGCGAATCACAGCTTCCTTTACTTGCTCAAATTTTTCACGATCATTAAGAACACGCTTGACTGGATTGCATCCTATTAACAATATAAATATTAATGCTGCGATCCTCATTTACTTATTGCTCTTAACGTTGTGATAAAGTATTCTATAATGAGACCCAATGAAACAATCGCCGATACGGTATAGATTATTTTCTTCTTGAAGTCTCTTAGGTCTTCAATCTCTTTTTCTAGGTGACTGATCTTACTTACAAGACCTGCACCCTTACCCATGAGTGGATTTCCAACCAATGCTTCTACGACTTGGTTTAACTTACTGTCGATATTATCGATCTTAGATTCTAATTCTGTCAATCTATTATCCATTTTTTCTAGCTCTGATTGGAAATCCTTCTCCATGATAATTAGTCCTTAAATGAACTCAAGATCTGAGCCTTTGCAAGCACAGTCAATTGTTCGTTTGTTTTTACGAAATCTTTAAGGGTACCTTCATCAGACTTGTCTAGATCCAAAGTTTCACCGTTGTAAATCTTCTGGGCCCAAGTAAACATCTTTAAGGCATCACCTTTGTTCGCCCCTGCTAACTGGCTAGCTAATAGCTTACCCACAGGTAGCGATTCGTTCTTCTCGTCTTTCACTTCTTTGCCATCAAGGCCAACAAGTGGTTGGTTAAAATCTAACATAGATTGTTATTTGGTTTAAAAATTGATGCACAAAATTACCCATGATGTTATCCAAACAGGGGAAATTTACCCCTAGATAATTGTGAGGTTCAGTTGTGCTGCGGCCCAGTTCCACCGGTTGGTATTACCCTCGGTGTAGCTGCCACCCGACATGGTCAGGTTACCGGCAATGCCGCCTAGATTGTAGTAGAATTTTGCTGTTTCCGTTAGGTCATCGAAGGTGCAGTATAACTGCAGTTGGGTTACAGTAACGGATTGTCCGTTTAACCAGATATTAACTGGCGAAATAGTCTTCATGGTTGGCGTGCTCCTTCACACGCAGGGGTTTTAAATTATGCTGTCGGTTCTGATAGGTCTGGGGTAGGTTCTGGAGTTGGCTCAGGGGTTGGTTCTGGAGTTGGGGTTGGCGTTGGAGCCCATGGTAATGGAGGAGAAACGATCGGAGGGTTAATTAGGTTAGCTATTTGCTTATCTAAATTAGCATCTAAAGCTTCCATATCCATTGAGCTTTCTAACCAGCCACATACGATCTCAAACGTTAGGTCCTCGTAAGGAATAAAGTTTGTTACGTTTTCAGCGCTGAATGACTGAGCACCATACACATCTGCATTGTACTCTTTTTCTCCTACTACTTCATGAGCCTGTCTGCGCCAATGGCAAACTACCACGAAGTCTTTTAAGTCGCCATCTTGAGGCAAACAATCTAATTGGGATACGACCCAGTTCTTAGTACTCATTCTTATTTATTTAATTGTGATTTTAATTCGTTGATTAGAGTGCGCTGTTCATTAAGCTGAACCTGCTGCTCTTTGATTGCATTAACCAATGTTACCCAGATACCTTCAGATTCTAAACCTAAATAATCTTCTGAACCTAATAGTCTTACCATATCAGGCATTACTTCCTTAACCTCCTGAGCGATGAAACCATACTTTAATCTAGCCTTAGTTAAATCATCATTGTAGTAGAATGTTTTAGGGTTTAATTGAAGCACTTCGTTTAGACCGTAGGTTAAAGGCTTGATGGTGTTCTTAAGTCTGAAGTCTGATGGATTGGTATTAGTAATAAAACCTGCATTTGAGTACAAAGCTCCAGTACTTAAGTTACCTGCGTATACCTGACCAAATGCTGCTGTACCATTTGCGTATAAAACGGCTCCTTGAGTGGTTGCTGTAGCATTAATACAGATTGCTCCACCCTCAGTAATTCTCATACGCTCAACAAACGTTGTACCAAATGTATTTCCTGCACTTTCGTTGTGAACATAAAATACCATCGCTGAACCCCAGCCTGTAGTTCTAATACCCCTTATACCTGCTGTAATTACGTCCTCATTTTGGAATTGCAATAATCCACCATGCCCTGAAGTGTATGTGTCAGTTTTAGTAAAGATGTTTATACCATTTCCAAGAGCTCCAGCTCCTGTTGACAGACTGAGTAACACTTGACCTGCACTTGTTATGCGCATACGTTCTGCCCAACTTCCGCTGTATGTATTAAATACTAAATCATTTGTACTTCCACTTCCCGGACCACTTAATCCAATCGATGCGGCATAGGTTGGTGTAGCATCTTTATAAAACTCAAGGTGGCCACCTTGTAGCAATGCACCTGCCGTGCTTACTGTTGATACTATATGCAATTTACCATTTGGATTTGTAGTTCCAATTCCAACATTACCACCACTTGTTATGCGCATACGTTCACTTAACGAACCACCGCTTGCAGTTCTAAACCACAAATCAGCTGCGTTAGTAGACTCGCCACCATTTTGTATTGATAAACCAAAAGAAGCTCCGGGCTTAATGGCACCATTTGTGTTATGGGAAATCATTATAGCCGTTGCTGAAGATGTGTTAATCCCTGTGTTAACATCTAAGACGGTATTAGGATTTGTAGTGCCTATACCAACATTGCCTAGTTGAGTAATCCTCATCCTTTCAACAGGAGAATTAGCTTGATATTGGCTTGTTGTACTAAAGGATAGATAACCTGCATAAAAATACCCATCCGTACCGTATGCTATTTTAGCTAAAGCATAATTAGAAGGATATGTATTATTAAAGTAGATTGAACTGTTTTCAGCAGAAGTTGAATAGTTAACCGTAGTTAATGAAGCAACGCCATTTACATCTAATGTATATAATGGACTCGAAGTGTTTATACCTACATTACCATTTGCCGTAATACGCATACGCTCTAAAGAACTACCACTACCATTGTGTGTTCCAAAGGCCATTGCCCCATGACCATTGTTCCCTCCAGAGTTTGAAATCACTTTTATAAAACCTGTTGGGACTCCTGATGTATACCCAGCGTCACCATAAAAATTCAACTGCGCTCCTTGAACTCCAAATGCTGCTCCTCCAGCCATATTCCTAATTGATGCTACAGTATATCCTGATGAGTTACTTGACGCTGCGACAAATGTTCCATAAGCTGCATCTGTAGATCCAATCAATACATTCCCCCCACTTGTTATGCGCATACGTTCTGCGTTGTTCGTGCCAAATACTAAAGCATTATTTGAACTATTTTGCAATGTTACTAATCCACCATTTGATTTTAATTGACCTGTGTAAACAGCATTATCAACTAAATCTATTCTTGGAGTGCTTGAAGTTCTTGCTAGTTCTAATCCATATCCAGTTCCATCTGCTGCATTACCAATACCAATCATACCTGCTGATGTTATGCGCATACGTTCGGTATTGTCTGTTCCGAAGATAACAGGGTCAGCAGTTAATGAACCTATAAGTAATCCTGCACTGCTTGTTCCACTTGATAATAAGGCAGTATAATTACCTGCAAATAACCCAAATACAGTAAATCCAAAACCCGATGAATAAGTAGTAAATTGTCCAAGACTACCAATATTATTTTCAACATAAATTCTTGCCGTTGCTGCCGCACCTGAATTTAAGTTTATTGACCTTATTGTATTTTCACTATTAACATTTGAACTGACATCTAACTTATATGTATCATTAGTGTTTCCTATTGATAAATTACCTGAAGCGTTTAACGTCATAGCTTGGGTAAAGGATATAGCGTTACCTGCCGTTCCTGAAGAGGCTTGATACCAAAGATGTGTGCTTCCGTCTTGCACATAGGCACTTGCGGAATTGCTTGTTATATACTTGTAACCACCATCATAATAGGAATTATTAAATACTATTGTCCCAAATGTTCCACTATTTGCTAAAGCACCTGAATTACCAAATTGAAATGCTTTTACATTTGTTCCACTCCATGCACTCGGTGTAACTCCTAATCCTATTGCATTGGTTCCCTCTTGTAAAATACTATTCCCTATTGTACTTGTACCTGTAAACTTAGGTAGGTAGTTTGTAGTACCTGTACCAGAGACATTGCCAACAGTCCAGCTTCTATCAGCAGACAAATCAAAGGTAGTGCCGTTGATAGTTAGTGTTCTCGAGTTAAGGGTATAAGGAGCTAGTGCAGCAGAGGTAATGTACCCCTGTGATGTTACAAACGACTGAGTAGCATATGCGGTTGAAATTGATAGTATACCAAAGGCATCAGACACTACAACACCGCTTGTGAATGTTGGCACCTGAACCTGACCTGTGGTTCTAATTACAAAAGCATTATTGTTAGCAGCAACTCCAAAGGTTAAATTACCTGCGGCATTTGTTGCCTGTATGTAGTTAATACCAGCAGTTGTAAACGAAAGCTGTGAGTCTAAAGTAAGTATACCTGTGAATCTACCAGTACCTGTTACATCTAGCCTGTATGTATTGTTAGTATTATTGATTGAGATATTACCCGTAGTCGCATTAATCCTCATTCTCTCTGTAGCACCTGTACCAAACAAGAAGTTACCTGCTGAGTTGGTGTTGTTAGAAAGAATCATATCGCCAGCCGCAGCACCAATAATAAAGTGATTGCTTGCTGTCGCCATACCGATAATACCTGTGTAGGTAGGAGATGTAATAGTGTCTGCGAATCTAAATGAAGGAGCAGAACCAATAGCCTGATAATGATTATCTGCTGTGGTAGAGTATACCATGAACTTGGCAGACCCCGGAGTTTGGGTTCCGATCAATACCGATGTACCTGCGTCATAGATTAAACTATTACCTAGTGCTGTACTTGTGGACCACTTAGGTACAAAACCCATAGATCCAGATCCAGTAACAGTGCCCACTGAGAAGCTTCTGTCAGCTGTAAGATCAAATGTAGTTCCGTTAATTGTTATTGTTCTAGCATTGGTTACTGGAGTGAAACCTAATGCAGTAGTTACCATGTTAGACGTGATACCTGATATATAACCTGCAGGATTAGAGCTATCATAAGGAGTGTATCCTAATAATGTAGCGATTGACTTCATCTTATATAAAGACGTAGAAGCCTCGTATGCTAAAACTGTATTGTCAGATGGGGTAGATGTTATTTGAACATTATGAATTTCATTTAGTTCAAAACCGTTCTGTACGTTTACAAAGATCTCTCCATTGTTCTGCTGCGCCCTTGTTACAACACCAATATAAACCAAATGATTTGGAGCATATGGCTTATTAGCCAATCCAAACAATAAGTTACCATCAGTACCTAACCAAACAGGATCTCCAGCTTGAGCAGATGATGTATCTAAGCCAGAAAGTAAACCTTCGGTAACAACAAAACCTGTACCATTAACTGAAAGGCTCTGAGCAATAAGACCCATCGTTTTACTTGATGTACTCTCTGTAGCATTTGACGCCTTGCTCACAATCATATTGGTACCATCAGCACTTGACACATAAACAGCTTGACCCTTAGTCAATGCCACGCCAGCTTTAACTGTGTGCTTTACTGTACCTGTATAATTATCTATCCACTCTGTGTTATAATTAGTGTTATCTATCTTAGCTAAGATCTGACCAGTAGTACCGCCAACAGGAAGTATTGCTGAAGGGTTAACAATAGCTTGCGTAGATAATACCCCCGAACTGTTCGCCACTACCATACGGTCTCCTGTGCCAGCAAGATCACCTACCCTTACTAAACCGCTTACTAAATTCATAGCATAGTGAGTAAGGCCAGTTGTAGCGGTTAATGTAGGGTTATAATAAATACCCGTAAAGTTTGAAGTACTTTGCGTGTAGTTTAAAGTAGGCATCAAATTGATACCATAACCATTAATATTTGCAGAAGGCGTTGGATTACCAAATGCATCACTGGTAAATATTTTAATTAACGAAACGTCACCATTGTAGATTGTTCCATTGTTACTATATGCGCCATTGAATGAGAATACCGCTTTGATTGCAGTAGCAGCACCAAATCTTAAATCACCAACGAACCCCATTGTGTAAGCAGAGGCCGCATTGTATGAATTCTGTTTTGTATAACCATCAGTAGTCGGTGTGATATAAGTTTCATTCCTAAAAGAATGCGCCCCTGTAGCCAACTGTGATGCTCTTACAGTACCAAAAACATCCATCTTATAACCAGCATCAACCGGAGACGCCTGACCAATTACAATATTACCATTGGAAAATATTTGTTGTCTGATAACATCTGAAGTACGTAGCTCTAATCCAGCTGTGGCATACTCATTGGCAAGTATTAAGTTAAGAGTAGCATTACTATAACCTATGTATGATTTTGCAGTAGGTGATAAAGTGCCTTGAGCAAATACCATTTTCATTGTGCCACTACTAGACACCCTTTCAAAGACTAAGTTGTTAGCCTCTGTTCTTAAACGAGTACCAGTACCTGCGTAGATAGTATTCGATGCAGCATTAGCTGAAAACGTATTCTCTACTGTAAGACCGGCCTTAACTAATATGTCACTTAAAAACTTCATTCATTATTTTTTAATAACTACACGATATGCATTAGACGCAGGTGCTACTGCAAAACTTACTGTAACAGTATTCACGTCAGTGATAACCACATCAGCAAAAACCTCTTCAAGAGTTGTATTATCTTTTAACATTACAATCACATCAACCGTATTAAGCCCGTGGCTTACAGCGTAAGACGTAGCTGAACCATTACCGATATTAGCAGCGTATCCGCCTGTTCTATTATCTAGTAAAGTCTTTAACTTTAAAGGAGTAACCGCAGTGGTGTCATCTGTACCTGTGTTAACTTCAGTTTGTGTTGCTAATCTAACAAGACCTAATACTGTTTCTGTTGCTTGATCTCTATTAACCTCTAATCTGATCCAGTCTGCTTTTGACGAAGTAGATGCGTTGTCAATCTTAGCGATAATCATATCGCCAATGTTGAACGCTTCTCCATCTACAGTACCTGCTACAGACACATACCAGTAGTCACCTTTCTTTGTACCGCCAGTACCAACTGGGAATGATCCTGTTGATGCATCCCATGCACCTTCAAGGTTCCCAAGATTACCTACAGTGGTATCGATATAAGATTTAATTGCAGATGATGTAGCAAGGGTAGTAGTTGAAGCAGAAGCAAGATCTGTTACAATAACAACGGCAGATGGTGTAGCAGTAGAGCCGCTAGTATTACCAATAACTGTATTGTTTGCTAACTGTGCAAGTTTACCTAAAGTAACCTGATTGTCACCTAACTTGATTGTAGTAATAGCGCCATCGTTAAGCTTTGCTGTAGTGATACCAAGATCTTTCACACGAACTGTGTCGTTATTGATCTCGATGGTAGCATTATCTACGTTAATGTCTAATGTAACTGCGCCACTTGTACCTCCACCAGTTAGACCTGCACCTGCAATAACAGCTGTAATATCTCCAGAAACATTGATCCATGTAGATCCATCCCAGAAATAAACCGCAAGGTCTACTGTGTTAAAATAGATCTGACCAGCTACTGGTGAGCTAGGAGCAGACGATAGATTCTGTAACGCTACGTTAAGTATCTGATTTTTTGATAGGTCTAAATTGACCAAGACTTTTTTTGCCATGTTAGTTGAGATATGCTTTTCCTGCAACAGGTGCAGTGAATGTTATTGTAAGTTGATTGTTTGAATTGTATCTAACCTCGCCTTCAACCTGATCGTTAGCAGTGTCAACAATAGACACGCTCGGGAATTTTCCCATATTATGAGTCACTACCCAAGTAGCAGATGCCACCTGCTGATCAAACACAAAGTTGTTTTGTGTGATAAGCGAAGACAGGTAAGTCCATAAGTCTGTCTGGTTAGTTAAATCGCCGGTGATGTTACCCCAAACTGCTCCGGGGAAATATGCACTTAGATCGTATGGTAAGATCTGGCAGTTACATGGAGTGTAAGCTGGAAGCTGGTAGTTGGTTAGAACCCTGATAAGGTCCTTAAGATCTGTATAAATATCAGCTACGTCTTCAGTCTTGATCTTGTCGATAATATGAACAAACAAAGATTGCGCATATTCAAAGTCTGCCTTGATCTGACCGAACTCATTTCCTGTATTAATTCTTTGGTTAAGCTCTGTCTTAAGTCCACTGATCTGTGTTACTATAGAGGTTAAACCCGGAGGGGTTTGTGCGTAAGAGGTAAATGTTTTACTTACCCTTTCGTCAATAGTAAACCATGTATACACCTGATGGGTGTAAAGAACAGACGCCGTGAATGTACCATTGTAGTAGGCGTCAAAATACTTGTTATCGAAAATAAGATCGATGGTATTGGTAGAAGATGTCTTGGTTCCTGTTGGGATACTAGACACGCTCCACGCTCTGGTAACTGCGCCGTTGTTAAAATTAGATCTTGAGTACACTGTATCATCGAAGTATCTAAGCTTTGGCGTAAACACATCGAAGTCTTCTCTTAGGTTTAATACAACAGCGTCATACGCTACCTGAAATGTTCTGGTAAAAGTTGTCACCAAATCGTCCGTTGTCCTGATCTCGTACTCGATCACGTACTCTCCATTCTGTACGCCACCGGTAGAACTTAATCTTAATAAAGAAGAGAAAGTACCCCCTGAGACTGTAACATCGGGAGAGTTGAAGTTGCCAGTCCTAGTGTATCCGTCTGGCTGAGTGATATTGTAAATGCCAACAGCTCCAGCGGGATAAGTAGATGTATCCGTTAGAACAAGAGTGGGGGTACTTATTAAGTCAAACTTTACCGTAAATCCTATGTTGTTTATTATGGGCATTTGGCAGCAAAATTCCTCATTATACGTAAGTAATATGGGAAAAACAGACCCACAAAAAAGCCCCACCTAAACAGGCAGGGCTTAACCAAACCAAACGCGAGATGAACCTCTGTTTAGTTATAAACTAAGGTCATCACTTCTTGGCCTTGCTTTGAATAGTTTGGTATACTTTCTCACCTTTCGCCGAGCTAACACAGAATGAGATTAACTCATCTACTGCATCGCTACCAGTACTTCTGGCCACCGTCAAGATAGCTTCCTTGTTAGGCCACTCGAATCTTGACTGCTCTTCGTTAAACACAATCACACCCTTTGTAACCGCACGGTTGATTGTTGCTTTCATTACAGCTTGCTTATTCCCGATAAGGTCTAAGAAAGCTGCAGGATCTGTATCTGCTAATTCTTCTAATTCGTTTCTAAGAACTGAAACAGGCTTGGTGTCGTCCTTACCTAAAGCAGCGCTATAGTCCTTCACATCTTCAGGGCTTAAGTCAGCAGCAGCATTTAAAGCTTCACGCTTCATGTTACGCTTCTTAGTCTCCTTCTCAGCCTTGGCGCCTTCATCTACTAATTCAAACACGATCTCCTTTGTTGTATCCCTATTAGGGTTAGATGCATTGTGATTGGTTAGTGACATGTAGCTATGGATCTCTTGATCAATAGCTCTTCCCCCGAACAGGGTCAAATGGCCAGCAAGCTGAGCTGTAAAGAAGATGTCATGGAATGTTGGATTGCCGTCCGAATCTACAGACCTTAAGGCTGCGATGTCTACGTACTCTTGTTTCTCTTCATCCCAGATCTGATCGATCACAGGGATATTCTTAGAAGCAGGGATCGCCAAACGAGACGGGTCCATTGGGTTTTTCTGAATGTTATAAAGCCTGTAAGTAACTCTCTCTCCCGGCTTTAACATGGTTGACTTCAACAACTTATCAGAAATGTTGTTGAACACTTTACTTTTTTTCATTCTCGGTTTTTTGGTTTGTTAAATTCTTTGAGGTTAGAAAAAAATAAGAAGGGGACACTAGGCCCCCTCCTCATCCTTTTAGAGATTAAACTAATTTGAAGAACTGGTTTGCACCTAAGATCTCTAAACCTTGGATTGACTCGTAGTGGATTTCCAATACGCTTCTTTCGTTGGTAGGAACTGGAGCAAGACCGCCTAACAAGATCTCACGATACTTAAGATCAAGACCGTCACCAGCCATGTATCTTACACCGATACGATCGATTAAAGCGCCATCAACAGTCTTCTGCTTTGTAGCAGGAGCACCGTAAGCAGCATCTTTGAAGTTAGGTCCACCAGTGAAGTTTACGATATTCTTGTGATCAAGAATTGGTAAGTACTTCTTGTGGTATGTACGACCGTAGATCTTCACGCTGTCGATACCTAAATCTAATTTAGATTGTACGTTGAAACGAGCAGCTTGAGAAACGATAGCACCGTTACCTAATGCATTAAAGAAGTTATCCCATGCAATGTTTTGAGTAGTACCTGTGAAAAGGAAGTACTCAGCAGGACAACGATCTTTATTCAAAGTCTGAGTTAAAGTCTTAACATCAGCAGCGCTTAAAGAACCAGCAGTTAACAAGCTTTGGTTTACACCGTAAGTTGTAACATATTGGTCAAGACCTGCAGTTGTTTGAACTGGCTTACCTTCGCCATCTACTAATGAAGGGTTAGCGTCAGCAAACTGAGTTGTTGACATACGACCGAACATTAAAGCAGCACTGATGTCACCACGGAATTTCATTAAAGATTCGTGTTGACCTTTGTACATGTAGAAAGGTTTACCTTGGAATTCAACTTCAACTTTAGAAGCTTTCTGAACGTCAGTGATACTGAACTTGCCTTTGAAAGCTTGTACTTGGTTGTAGTATTTAGTTACACCCCAACGCTTAGCATCTGGAGAAAGTGAACCTTCACCAGCAGCGTTAGAGAAGAAGCTGATCTTGTCAGCAGGAGCAAGAGTTAATGTGCTAGCGTCAACACTCTTAATTACTACATTAGAGCCAGACTTAGAGAACACATAACCAACTTTCCCGTCAGGGAATAAAACTAATTCACCAGCATTAACGTAAGCCCAAGCTGTAGCGTCAATTGTAGCAGTTACAGAAGTTGTAGTAGAACCAGTTACTGCAGTTACAGTAGCAAGAACATACAATTCTTCGTTAACGAAGTGGTGATAGGTTGGAACAGAAGTAGGAGTAGAACGACCAGTCAATTCCATGATGTCAAGGAAAGAAGACTCTTCGTTTGTAATGTCCAATACTTTGTTAAGGATTTCTCTCTGATCGAGGAAATTTACAGATGATACGTATTTCTTATCGTATACGCCGATAGTACCTGCCATTTTTTAAAAATTTAAATAGGGGTTAGAATAAAATTATTTGCTTACCCCTCTGTCTGCGAATGCTCTTAATAGGCCGGAAGTAAAATCCCCCGAACCGTCAGTGGGAACATCTCCAACAGAATTGCTAGAGGGGTTCTTGATTTCTTTTGTCACCTCGCTACGTCCAAGTGTCTTGCCATAATTAATCAAGGCTTTTTCAAAAAGCTCTGGATTTTGACTATAGGCTGCGGTCTTATACCACTTACTAAAGTCAATCTGGCCTTCACTGGAGGCGAACTGAGAAAAGAATTTGTCATTGTCAACAGTCATGTCCACGATTGATTCTGGCTCTGGGATTTCATATGCAAACTCTTCTTCTCCAACCTTGATAGCAATTCTCTTGTTTTCAAGAATGTTCTTTGTGAGTTCATGTGACTTTACAGATTGTTCGAACTTCTGTAATGCCTCCCTAGCTTCAGCTTCAGCTTGTTCCTGCTCTTGGCTACTTTCGTTTGAAGGTTCCGGGGCCTTAAAACCATTTTGCCAATCAACATACTTTTGACGAGACTTGGCTGCTTCTGATTTCAATAACTCTTGTCCGAGTTCAAAATCATCTTCGCCGTACTCATCAGGATCAAGTTTGTACTTGTCGATTACTTGTTGCTTATAAAGCCTATCAAAAGCTTTATCAGAAACGTCAGGATACTGCTCGCGAAGACTACGTCTCATAATCTCCTCGTCAGACATCTGATTGAAATCAACAAGCTTTGCTTGCAGGTATGGGGTGATGTCGCCTGTTTTCTCGTAATACTCAACAACTCCTTTAATGAAGTCGTCTTTGAAATTGTAGGGGTCAACTGGGGCTTGCTTCTGAACTACTGGCTCAGTCTTAGTTTCCTCAGTCTTTGCAGGTTCAGCTGTAGCAGGAGCTGCTTCTGGAGCGTCTTCTGTTTTAGCTTCCGGTACACCATCAGTAGAAGTTTCTTTTACTCCTTCTTCTGTGTTTGTCTGCTGTTGACCTTCTTCTGCGATAGACTTACCGCCTATCGTCACATCTTCTAAAGAGATGCTGTTAAAATCTAGTTCACTCATATTTGTGGGTTTGGTTGTGCAAAGCTTTTATATATAGTTGACAATGTGTGGAAAAACAGGGGGTGGTTTATTCCACCTCCTGTTCCATCATGTCTTCTTGCATATCCTCTTGCATATCTTCTTGCGTATCTTCTTCCTCTGGTTGTGTCATATTTGGTTGAGGGATAGGAATCTGAGGCACTGTACCAAAGTCATCATCTGGTTGGCCCATCTTTAACTTGGTAACACTCTTCTTCCCTTTGTTCTCTACCTCTTTAGTTGTAACCTTACCAGTCTGGCGCATTTGCTCTAACTGTAACTCATACTGATACTTGAGCTCAAGTAGCTTAGCATCAAGTTCTTTTTCAACTTGAATGATCTGAGCTTTAACCTGACCTTCAACTTGGATGGTTTGTTGCTTAGCTTGCTCTGCCACCAACGCTGACTGCTGTTGGGTTTGAGCATTCATCTCCTGCATTCTAATAGCCTTCTCTTCTTCTTGCTCTCTACGCTTCTTGGTTTTGTACGCCAATAACTGCTGAGCAACTTTAAGGTTATCTGTATTCTGGATGATGATAGCATCTTCTATATCCAACATACCGTTAGCTTGACCGGCAGCAACCTGCTGCATCAACATAGCTCTTTGGTCATCAGTAGGTTTGTCTTCAAGGAAGATTCCGTATTCATGTAGATGAATGTTAGGATTGATGCGGATGAAGTTCAATGTGTTGTTTCCTAAAGATCTTAGGTAACCTTTAACCTCACCTTTCAAGATCACGTCCTGTAATCTTAGAACCACTGCGTTTGCTAAAGACTCAAGCAACTTCTTCTCGCCCTGTACTATATGAGTTAAGGCGTTGTTAGTTCCTTCGTATGCTAGCTTAGCTACAGTTGTAAGTGTACGTGGGTCAGGAGTAGATCCGTCAGTCAGCTCGTTCAATCCGGTAATATCTCTAAGCATTTGGATATTGTTCTGGATGATCTGCCAGTAGCTCATCACATCACGACCTAAACCATTCTCCAATTCTTCGATTGGCTTGTAGTTGGTCATTCTGCCTTGAGGATCTGACTTACGGTAAACTAGGGTACCAGTCTTGTTGTAAAGATCTAGGACCTTCATTGGCGTTAACTGCTTGCCGCCCTTACCTAATGGGATCTCTTCTAGGGCACCCATCTCAATCATGATACCTTTAGGTCTAGCTTGGTTGATCGCGTTCTGTAGGCGATACCATGCGATCTGGATGGCATCAGCGATTGGGATCAACTGCTCCATCATACCATAAGCACGCATATCCCAGAACTCTGGGGCGTATAGGTGGAAGTTTAGCTCAGTATCCATCAAGCTTGACTTAGCACGCTTCATGTCTGTTTCTAAACCATAGTTGTAAATGAAGTCAGTATTAATGATCCACTTACCTTTATAAACTACCTTGTAGGCAACTCTTTCGAACTTGTCTTTCTTTTTGTTTCTGTCTTCGTATTTTGCTTTGGCGTAGATCTTGTTACCCCTCCTGTCAACACGCTGTTCGAAAACCAATTCATTAACACTGAAGAACTCAATGTCGAGTACACGAATCTTGAACTTGTCATAACCTTTGTTGTAAATAGAGTAAGAGGTTGGCCAGTCTTTAGGGTTACCTAATAGGCCGATGTGGTTCTTGGCAATCTGCTCATACTGTTCTTCTGAGAACTGGTTGCCAGCCTGCTGCTTTAAATCTGCAATAGACATCTCAATGATTTCGCCAACATATTCAGCATCACTGAAGTCTTTGTTCTTACAATAAGAAGTAAGAATATTTCTTGGGTTAACGGTACGTACCTTAACGGCGCCATTACTGTCAATCCATTCTTTATATCCACCAACACCGAAATCAAAGAAGTCCTCACGGATCTTCTCTCTCATCTTCTCGATGCTGTTTTGTTCTAATATTAATTTGATACCCTGCTCAGCTTCTATTGCCATCTGATGCTTGAATGTGTAGTTCATTTGCATCTCAAGCTCTTCCATATCTTTTGCCTCCCGAGCTGACAGCTGTAGGGATGGAAGTTCTAACAATGATGGGTCTACTTTCTTAGCCTGCTCACGAACAAGAAGCTTTGCTCTCATTCCTGCGAAGTATGCGTCTGTCTCTTCATTCGCCAATGGATCGATAGGCGTAGCGACAATGTTGTAATCTACTTTGTTTAACCTACCTAGTGCTATCCTTCTGAACTTAGGTACAATTGGAATAACACTCCAGTCTACGTTTAACCATGTCTCGGTTGCCTCTTCATCTACACCAAGTAAAGGTTTATACTTGTTGATGGTTTGGTTACCCATGGCGTACTGTTTGTACATTTCATAGTTAAACCTGTTGTGGAAAAAGATATTGCGAGGTGTGTCATTCTCGAAAGAACTCCATGCTGCCTTACAATACTGCATAATCCATTCCCTGCCCTTCTCGGACGGCGGAATCAAATGCGACGGAAACGACGCTGTTATCATATCTTATGTGCTTTAAAGTAATCACCGACCTCTCGTACGGCGGTTAAATCTTTTTTGGTAACCTTTATCTTATCAGCTATTAAGCAGTAGCCTGCAGCCATAGCCAAGTCAAATCGTGTAGTGTTTTGTGTGTCGAACTCAAGCCATTCTTTGATGAGCTCTTTGAAGTATACGTTATCAATATTCTCTTTGATGTACGTATCTGTTATCTCTGCAATGTATTGAGTGTTTTTTGCTCCAGCTGCTATTCCGGGTTGAACTCTATCAGGAAGCCACATTAAAAAATTAAAGTACCCCCGATCTGTCATGTAGTGTTGCAATCCTATCTTCTGGTTCTCGAACAATACTTCTGCGCCATAATACACTGCAACCTTTATCACCTCTTCATAAAACATCTGAGGTGTGTCTGGTCTGTAGCAATACTTTGCAACGAATGCATTGTTGTAGCTAGACTCTGTTGGGTTGTGCTTCTTCAGCACGATGATGGCGCCATTGGACATTTTATTGTCTGCAGTCTTGATGTGGTCAAAGGGATCGACTCCGATTACAAACCCTGTGTTACTAGGGTGGTAGCTTTCGCCTCTCTTCTGTATCCTGTTAGATTGCGTATCATCTTTAAACAGATAAACAATCTCCCATTTACCATTCTGCCTTGGCTCAAACTCTACCCTCGTATCCCTGTCACCATCCTTCCAAACAAACTCACCTCTTGTGGTAATGTTATCCTTCCAGCTTAACCTGTCAAGTCTTTCGTTTAGTAACATGGCGTCGTATAAACAATCGTCACCATCTACCCTGAAAGCCTCTTCGATTGTAAAAGGATTCTTGCGTATGATTGAACTCAACTGACGTGTGTCGTGAGCAAAACCTTTTCGCATGTTCAGGTAATAGGTCATACCTTTTACCGTGTCTTCATTTCCATACTCGTCAAAGAACGTAGACTCATGAGCTCCGAAGAATAATCTGTACATACCAGATGTAGTTCTTCCATTCTCATCTCTTTTAGTTTGATCACTGTTGGTCCATATATCTTTAGGGCCTCTACCAGTGACATCTATATCTTCAATGGTTGACGTAACAAAAGCTTTTCCAACCCAGTTGCCGTCCTGATCCATACAATACCTTACGATATTCCATGTATCCCATACGTTAGATCTTTGTGGTTTACCAAACTCATCCAGCGTGTATGCATATAATGCGTTACCGTCGTATGCGAATGATTCAGATGATCCGAAGTTTATTACGCTTCTTAACTCATCTCCTTGTAACATGTCGTCAGAATGCTTACCCTTGATTGTTGGTTTATAAAACCTTAGTTCTTTCTTAGGGCGCAAACCTTGAGAGGTGTCATAGATAGGCTTGAAGAAGTGAGGGAGGTTTACGAAGTAGTTGATGAGCTTACTAAAAACAATCTTAGCATCTTCATCCGTTTTACTTTGTGTACCACCAACCTTATCTAGCGCCAAGCTCAAACGATCTAACTGCCATGCATTCGCTATATATGTTTTACCACCACGACGTCTGCTGACATATACTAACCCGCCAGCTCGGGGATCATCTTCTACCGATCTTAAACAGTAGAATATTTTCCTATCCGTATTTCTAAAATTCATGTAACCCACGTTCGTGACGCACCAATTCAGATAATACCAGTGGGTTCCAGTTATATAAACATCTTGTCCGTTATTTTTAAACCAAAATCCACAACGTCTATACGTCCAATGTTTCTCACGTATAGCCTCTAGTTCTGGATCGAAGTAGTCAGGATCTTGTTTCATCCTTAACTCTTCTTTTGCTCTACGTTTATCGTAGTCTCTCGGTAGAAGTATTCTTTCAAACTTCTGTTCCGATTTCTTTGGTGAAGACTGATGTACGCCTATGTGTACCAGATCTCCAGTAAGACGGTCAACGCCGTAGCCTACCGGAGGAACCCAGCACTCTATTCCTTGTATGTTTTCAAGCGTACCGCCTTCTACCTTTCTATACATTTATCTCTTAGCCTGTGACTCGGGGCTTAATCTTTTTCGTTTGGTTATTGAGTCTTCGAGTTGTTCATCCCCTCCTGATAATTCGCGGATGTATTTTTTGAGTCTCTGAGCTATATCATCTTGAGACTGCATGATTGAAGTTTTTATATTGATCGCCTGAAGGATGTCTTTATCACGACTACCATCTACCGGCATCATTACTCTTTGGTTGAATTCGTAGAACGCCTGTTCATTTGATACGACCATAGACCATACCCAGTTATTCTGGTACTTGAGATACTTCATGATTAATTCTAGCATCTCTTCGCACGGAACATATTCGTCCTCTTCATTCTTAGTTTTAAAATCAAATAGTTCTGTAACATCATCCTTATCTAAGTCATACCCAGCAATGGATGCAGCGAATTTCTTACGCTTACCTAGTTCAGGATAGTATTCTCTGAGTGGCGAATTCTGATCGTACATCAAAAGGACGTATCTCATCATCTTATCATCAACATCACCTACTATCTGCTTTAGTTTAGGGTACACAACCGTCACTGCCTTTTTAACAGTAGGGTTGAACTCCATCCTTAAGTAATCGTTTTCACTAATCATGGTCTTGTGGTTTTATCGCATCTGTTACAGTAGCCTTCATACATATTCAGTATGGCGTTATACTCTATATTAGTGACAGCGCCACAATCACATGTGATACTATCCGGTACTTCGATAGAAGCCTTAATAGCTTCCCTATAACTTTCAGGTCTTACGATATAAATAACCTTGTCGATGAATGTATATGGCAGTCTCTTAGATAGTGCCGTGTAGAACTCACCGTCACCGCAATAAACAAACCCCCACTTGGGAAGGTTATCGATCTTAGGATATACGCCTGTTGGGGTGCCAACGTTTCCTATGGCAACCACGTGTTCTCTGGGAACCCGCATATCCTGCACCGAATACTGAAAGAAGTAGAGCTTGTGTTCTGTACAATGACTTCGTATAATCTCCATTGCGTTAGGAGCGTAGATGTCATCGTCATCGCCATTCATTAAGTAATCTCCCGGCAGTTCATCCTGCCACCTAGACCTAGATCCATGGCCCCAATAACCGAGCGGCTCGGGGTTATGTAAAGTGATAACTTTACATTTACTATCTATTTGTAAAGCTATAGGTTGACAATCCCAGATGATGGTTAGGTAATCGTTCTCGTTTAACTGAGGGGCGATACTATCTATCATCCTTTGTAGGGTTGGTCTACCTGCTGTGGCTATTACTACGTTGAATGATTTGCTCATATACTTTTAATCTTTCAGGTGCATGTTTGTATAAGTCATAATTCTCTTTACAGAATTTGTATAACTTATCCCCCGAACTCTTTCTTAGTTCAGGATCTTCCACCAACCTTGTTATCTGTTCCACCCATGCCTTCTCTCCGTTTGCATAGTGCACAGGAAGACCACGGTATGGATCAGCATCACTGACCACGACCGGCATCTTTAGTGCTGCAAACTCAAGCAGTTTCAGATTGCTCTTACACTTGTTAAACTGTGTGGACTTACTCGGAAGAATTCCGATGTCGCCGACATAATTTGACATGTAAGAATATGAATCTGCCCACGGCATGAAGCTGTGTGGAATCTTACCATCTGCTGTTAAGTTCTTAACCAGTATGTCAAAGAGCGGGTTCTCTTTATACCCAGCTATAACAATCTCGATATTGAGATGAGACAGCTTGTGCATTGCTCCCGCGATAAGGTCGGTGTTCGCATAGTTCATGATCGTACTGGCGTATAATAGCCTGACACGTTCACTCTTCTTCTGCGCTTTATATTTAAACTGCCCCTTACCATAAGAGATAAGATTAGGCAGAATGTATATATGATTGTTTGGTACCTGCTCGGCCAGATCTGCATGTGTGCAGGTAACCGCATCGGCATTCATTAAGTGTTGTCGGATCTGTAAGCTGATATTGCTCTTGGTCCACCACTGGTACTTGGGGTGACCTTTGTCAACCTCCCACCAGTCATCTGTGTCTACCACGATCTTAAATCCATACTTGTCCCTGAACTGGTTCAAGAAGTCTACGGCTATCATGGTATGACGGCTGTAATGCAGGATGTCACACCATGCCAGATCCTCTTCGGATAACTGGGTTACGGTACGTACATCTGCTTCGATCGATTGGTTTGGTAAGTGAATACGATGGTAGGTACATCCATCCATCCCTTTCACGTAGGACAACACTTTCATGCACGGCAAAGCTAGACTGGATCTAGGGTTGAGGGCCGGAAAAGAGGGGGTGATTATTGGTACATCTCATTGAGGATGCGCTCGAATTTATCGATTGGCATCAATATGTTGTAGACGTCATTACGGGTATAAGCCCTAACTGCAGGTTCTTCGATTTCGGTATCGTCGATGGTATAACTAACGTTATCTTCTACGTAGGCTTCGATACACATAGGGTTGATGCGCAGGTTTGTGATAACTCCTCCGCCATCTTCTGATTCAATGACTGCTTTAAACTTTACAAATCTGCTGGTAAACATGGCTTTGGTTTTTTGTAAAAGAATTTCATTGCTACTTCGGTAAACATTCCACACAACCAAGCACCTGCCTCGTCGTCTTCCACACCACGGTCGTTGAGGATCTCTCTTACCAGATGATATATCTCGTGGGCGATGGTATTGTTACTTAGGTATTTTTTATTGATCACTAAGTAATAGTTGTTCAAGTCAAAGCAAATAACTGTTCCTTCTGCGGAGTCTACTTCTTCGTCATACTTCTCATTAGACTTTTTGTAAATAGAAGCACAGACCTTATCAAAGTTCTCGGCTAGGATAAAGTGCACGTTGCAGCTATATACATCTAGTTTAATTTTCTTGCGCATAAAGTAATTTCCAGTTGTTAATATATTTTGTCATCTTTCCGCCCATGGTTATTTGAAGGGCAGCTCCGGTAATGTCTTCGATAGGTATAATAAACCAAGCACATTCCGGTTTGATATAGATGACCATGAAGTCAACGTCAAAGGTGTACTTGCTTTGGTTATATCCAGATGTCTTCACCCAGTAGGCGTTACCTCTTTTGTTAGCTGTCATCTTGATCTGGACCCTAGACAGCTTACCATTGTGGTCAACGATCCTGTCGTACCTAGCGTGGGCTAGGGGACGGGACACCGTTAGGCCCTTATCTGTCGCCAGATAATCAAACAATGCTTCAGCTGCGTATCCGTTACTCAATGACAGTTAGGTATTTAGAGTCCATCTTTAAGAAAGCATTCGTCCTAAATGCAGTCCCACCATTCACGGTAGCACGTGTTGGAGTTTGTTTGGTTTCAAACTTCTCGGTGTAGTCGCCAACTGATGTGGTTATCTGCCATACCAGTATAACGTTCTCTTCCATCAGAGAGACTATAACATAAAATGGCACCTTGTACATACTAGATGCTAAGGCGCCAAATTTAAGTTTCTCTGCAGTTATCAGGTACCCTCCGTTTTCAGATAGGTACTTTCTGGTTAATGGTATACTACCCGCGGTCTTTCTACTTTTGATCTCTGCTAATCCTGTCATCGTTAACCTACCATCGATTACCTTGGATAGGATAACATCTGCGTTATTAGATGCGCCACTGGTGTTGATCACAGTATAACCCCGAGCAGCAAGTCTTTCTTGTGTTCGGTATTGTTCCTGTATAAACAGTTGACCTAGTGGTGTCTCGCAGTCTAGAGGCATTCTTCGTAGTTAGCATTGATTTCATCTTCTAGTTGTTTAAGAGTTTTAGTTTGTGTGGGGTAAGAGAAGCTTACAGTGTATTCTTTATTCAGAATCCGAAACGATAGTATCAGCAACTTGTGGTACACTATCTTGTCCGGGAAGCACTGCATCAGCATCTCGCTTTGCTTTTTCATTGCGTTCGGTTTGAAGTTTATGTATTTGTTCTAGGTAACTGTGTATACCTGCCATACCAAGCTTTTCGTACGCATGACGCAAGCGTCTCTCGTGGTTGATCTCTATGAGGTAGAGGTTTGGTTGGGGTTCTTTATCCCCTTTCTCATTAACACCCCACTCAAAACCAGACATGTGTTGTTCATACACCACTGGCAGCTTTGAAGCGATCTCTCGTATTTGTATAATGGTTTTCTTCTTCATTAACTAAGCATTAAGAAGTACTTAAGTTTACCTACAGATTCCTCGAACTCACCAGACAGGTTGATCATAGCCTCGTCAGCTATACCTTTGGCGTAGTTGCAGAACATCTCAGCTAAAGCAGAAGCCTCCATTTCTATGTTCTCGCCAACCTCAATAATAGATGCTGACACTTTCACGATCTTTCTTTCGCCGATATGGTACTCAATCAGGCGGTCCTTTGTCTCGTTAACTTTCGCCAAAAAATCACCAAAGGCTTCATGAGCAGCGAACGACTTAGTGTTCACGTGTGCTACGTGAGCACCCACTGATAGCGCATAGAACTTGCGGATCAGAATGTCAATTGTTTTTACTTCCATTGTATTTAATTAAAATGTTATTGTTATACATGCAATACAGCCTCTTGCCTTCGATAATATTCCAGAACTTACCTACCTCTTCGTACTCTACCTCACATCCGTTAGGAATATCTGGGTCGAGACTGGAGTAGACACGGCCACGGTTCTTCTCCTTCTTTTGGGCCAGCTCGGGAATTATTAGTAGCTCACTGGTCACCTCCTCTTCAATAGGATCAATAAGGATATGTGAACCTACTGGCAGCACCTTACCATCTCTTACAAGTGCTATCGCATTCCAATAGTCTACGATCCAGTACTCCTCACCTTCGTGCTCTATCCTGTTGTCAGGATCTAGAACGACGTTGAAGTTGAAGTACAGTTTGTCGCCTACCTGAACGTTATGCTGGAAGTCATCGTCCACATGTACGAAATCTACATGCATAGGTATAGCGGTCACTATACCACAGGTGGTAGAGTTCTCCTCTGGTTTCCAAGTCGTGTCTTTAAATAACTTTATTCCGCTATCTGTTTCAATCTCGTCTTGAAACTTCTTTTCAATTTGTACGAATATCCTGTTGAATACGGGTTGCATAATATAAAGTTAGACAT